GGCTACTGTGACTGTCTGGCCATCTACATTTGACTGAGCAAGGTTTTTAGCTTCCAGTGCTGCGGATTCTGCATCTACTGCATCATCGTAGGCATCATATGCATCGTCTTTAAGCTCCATAGCATTTGTTGCATATGTAAATTTATTTTCTGCTATGTCTATAAGATCTATAAAATCATCTTGATAAACTAAATTAGATACTTTATTGCTAAGCTCTTGTATTTCTTGAGCGGCTAAGCTAAGCGGATCATCTCCGTGGGCAGGAGTAAGAAATACCCATCCAAACATTAAAATGGTGGCTAATGATAATCTCCATGCTTTAGTCCTAGTCAACTATAACTCCTAAACAAACAATTTGTTTACTTAGTTAATTATACCACTTTAACTATTTAGGATTATCTGTTTTATAAAATCCATTACCTTTAAATTGTATACCAAATGGTGTGAAATGTCTTGTCATGTCAGAATCGCATTCAACACATGTATATCCTGGATCAATATCTGTAATTGATCTATTTACTGACATTAATGCATGTGCTTCATCATATGAGCACTTATATTCATATACTGGCATTACTTACCGCTTTTCTTCCTTGCTTTTGCTAATGCATCAAAGTCTTTAATCTTTGTTGCCCCCATGTATGCCCACGCATATCCATCATTAATCATTTGCTCATTAAGAGAAATTGTGTCTTCATCGAGGTAGATCCATCCCAACATACGACCATATTTTTCTGTAGAGTCTGGAAGCTCAGTCTTTATTACTATTTTTTTTGCTGATTTAAGTTTAGACTTTAAATATTCTTTTGACTCAAGACCTAGTGATTTTTCAAACTTATCAGTCGTTCTTGATTCGGGAGTGTCTATACCAGCAAGTCGAATTCTTTCGTTTGCTTTAACTGTATTCATTCCTAAGTCTATATCTACATCGATAGTATCTCCATCAACTATCTTTATTAAATTTTTTATATGATAATCATACATTATTTTCTCCCAATTTAAGGAGCAGTTTACAGACATGCTCAGGTCATTTATTTATTTAATTTTAATCTTCTTAGGCTTTTTTTCTTCTGGAATGACTCTTTCTACATTTACATGCAGCATCCCATCTTCAATACTTGCCCCAATGACTTCCATATACTCACCCAAAGCAAATGTTCGTGTGAATTTACGTGCAGCAATACCCTTGTGTAGGTACTCGCCGTCGGTCACCTCTGTGATTTCACCCTTAACAATAAGTGTACCATTTTCTACAGATACATCTATATCTTCTTTTGTGAAACCAGCTACTGCAATTGATACTTGGAAAGTATCCTCATCTAGCTTTAATACATCATATGGTGGATATGTTTGGCGTGTTGCTATTTGATGAACATTTGCCATTCTTTCCAACTCACGATTAAAGCCAATAAAAAATGGATCTCTAAAAAGATCCAGTGTTGTAGTTACCATTTTATTCCCCTTTCAAGCGAATAATTTAATTTAGGCCCCATTTGGCAGCCTTTATAATTATATCACATCTAGCCCTGCGAAACAATAGAAGGTGATATCTCAATAAGGTCTATATTGCATCTCTGAGGTAATTTGCTGATCCACAATATAGCATCTACCATATCTTCTGCTTCCAACGCCCCATCATTATGTTGATGGGTATTAATTGCTGCTGGACATATTTCTGTAACCTTTACCTTAAAATGAGATAGCTCCAGCCTAAATAGTTTTGCAAGTCCAGATATTGACAGCTTTGAGGTGGCATAGTTTCCTCCACCAGCATAGAAATGTTTTTTTGCAAATGAGGATATAAATATGATTGTAGCGTTATCAGATTTTTTTAGGTTGGGTATAAAAAGTTTTGACAAATACATTGGGCCAGCAACATTAACCATATATGAATGCAAAAAGTTTTTAGGAGTTTCTGAAGACAAATGTTTAGCACCATCAATTCCAGCGCATGATGCATTATTTACAATTAGATCTATTGCTTCATCTTGATATTTTTTATAAAAATTACCAATACTTGTCTCATCTGACAAATCTAAGTGTTCAATTTTTATATTATCGAAATTTAAATTCTTTACTCCCTCTGGATTTCTTGATGTTCCAATTACAAAATAACCATTATTGCATAGCGTATGAGCAAGCAGGTTTCCTACACCGCCACTTACACCTGTAACAATTGCTTTTTTCATATCATTATCCAATCATTTTATTGTGCCCCCAGATGGTATCGAACCATCGACCCGCAGATTAAAAGTCTGCTGCTCTACCAGCTGAGCTATAGGAGCGCTGCCCCACCTGGCCTCGATCCAGGGACATCCGAATTAACAGTTCGACGCTCTACCAACTGAGCTATAGGGCAAAGTTGGTATTTTAAAGTCATACCAAGGACTTATACTAAGCCGAAAGAATTTTTGCTAGCGCATTGATTGTTGCTGCAATTCTTCCGATATCACGCAACTGCTCAACTGTGTAGCCTTCTTCCTTCAATGTTTCATAATGTGCTTTAACACAAAAATGACATTTGCCAATAATTGATGAGGCTAAAGAGTAAGCTTCAAACTTACCCTTTGTTGTTCCACCATGAGAAGAAATAGCATTCATTCTTAGCTGTGCTGGCAACCCCTTTAGGTTTGGGTCATCTGCCATCTCAATGTATGGGTACCAAACATTGTTTTGTGCCATGATAGCACCAGCTGTTAAAGCTGCATTTTTTTCAACTTCATCTGTGGCGCTAGCGACAATAAAAGTAAGTAGCTTAGAGTTTCCTGTAGCAAATGCTGCAGCAATAGAAAGGTATGTTGCATGCTCTGGATCAATAGTTGACCTGTTGATTACAGCATCTAGGTTTAACTTAATGTCTTTAGCATACTCTGGCAAGGAATCTTTTAGCTGGTCAACCCATAACATTACAAAGTTTCTCCACCTAGTGATCGATTACATGCACAAAGCTCTCCTGTTTGCAAAGCATCTAGTACACGAAGAGTTTCATCTGGGTTTCTACCTACATCTAGGTTGTTTACTGTAACATGCTGAATAATATTGTCTGGATCAATAATAAATGTGGCACGGTAAGTTACACCAGAAGAATGGTGAACTCCGAGATCATTAGCCAAATGGTGTGCAGTATCTGCAAATGACCATGAATTAGTCTTTTTTAGATCCTCGTGGGCATTTCTCCAAGCAATCTTACAGAACTCATTGTCCACTGATCCAGTCATTAAGACAGCATCTCTATCGTTAAAGTCATTAACTAAAGCATCATAAGCAACAATTTCTGTTGGGCATACAAATGTAAAATCTTTTGGATAAAATGCAATAATCTTCCATTTACCTGGGAACGAATCCTGCGTGATTACCTCGAAAGAGGAATCTTCATATGACAAAGCTCCTGGCTTAACACCAGTGACTGCAAAATTTCCTAACTTATCTCCTACTGTTTTCATTTTTCTCCTTGTGTATAAGTGATGATATTTCATATCGCACCCCTGGCTGGATTCGAACCAGCGGCCAACAGATTAGAAGTCTGTTGCTCTTCCTCTGAGCTACAGAGGTAAAATTAAATTATACTATTAAAAATCATATTCCTCAAGGGTTTCCAATGGAATGATACCTTTTTCTTTTGCGATATCGTATCCCTCTTTTGTAAAGTTATATGTAACCCGAAGATCTTCGTCATACTCAACCTGCATTAAATCATTGTTTAATAGGTCTATTAGCTCTGACTCTATGTAGTGCTCATGGGCTTCCCATAAATCTGGGGCAAGCAAAGGAGTTACATTTTCATTTAGCTCGAATATTGCTTCGCCGTCTTTTGAAAATCCAACAACTTTTATTGCACCAATATCTATATAGTGCTGAACTTTAATCATTAGTTCTTCTTCGTCTTCTTCATCAAATGGTCTTGACATTACTACCTCTCTGTGCAACAAGTAGGACTTGAACCTACGATTACCGAATTATGAGTTCGGGGCTTTAACCAACTAAGCTATTGTTGCCTAGTTGAATTATAGTATTTTACTATCAGTTTTGTCAATAGATTGCTCAACTATTTGCTGAACATACTCTGAAAAATGTTTTCTAATACTTCCTGGTGGCCTGTGACCAATATCAGACCATACTCTTTTATACTCATGAATGTTGTCGAATGTTGTTGGGCAAACCAGAACTCCACCATATTCTTTTAATCTTGTTGGAAGAGGTACATGCTTGCTGCAGCACTTACACTCTTTAGCTTTTTCTTGATATATACTCATACTATTTCCATTCCACTTAATGCTTCAGAAAGATCCCTAGGCATTGATGACGGTGCCTTAATTAAATTTGGGCTTTCTTGCATTAAACTTTCTCTATATTGCTTTTTTACAGAAGAATAGTCATGGACCTCAATATCTCCGAAAGCTTCTCTTGTTAGACTAATTGCATTGTATATTGAGCCACAAACAGCATCTGCTAAGTCTTTAGATCCTTTTCTTGGGTGGTCAACCTTATCACGCATAATTCTTAACTCTAATAGCTCATCTACAAGTAATGGTATGTGCGGACCATTTAATCTTTCTTCTAAAACCACCATAGCCATATCATCATAATGCTTTTTTGCAACAGATAAAGTTTGAGTATTTATTCCATATTGCTTGAGTTGCTGCATCATATCGTGAGAGTTCCATCTGTCAAATGTACATATTCTAATGTTAAATCCTCTAGACCTAAGAGACAGAATGTAATCCCTAACCTCAGCAAAGTCTACCGATTTATCTGAGGTAGGAGTCCAATACATTACGGCATCTACTTTAACAATTGGCGCTGGCTGAGAGTAAGTATCAGTAACTTTTACGCTAACAAACTTTTCAATGTGAGCCATGGATACAGCACAATGGTCATGCTTTTGAGCTAAATCTACGTGTATGTAATAATCTTTATCTTCTTCTGGTAAGAACCAGTCTTCGAATCTTCCAAAACCGTCAACAGCTATTGATAAATCATTAAATGCCATTTCAATCTTCTCACGAGATTTAAAAAAAGCATCAATTGCTTCTGGTGGCATGCAGGCAAATCTTCCTAGAGCATCTGTTACATCTCTATAGAATGCAATTTTAAAATCTTCTATACTTCTTGTTGGGTTAACTTCCCAGGTAGGTCTACGTATTGCATAAACCCTTGGGTACCTGTAAGAAATAATTTGATCTTCATCCCAAAAAATATCAAACTCGTTACCTATTGTATTTTCTGGAAGGTCTGGATCTAATTTAAACCTATGTGATCTTGATATAATTTCTTTTTCTGAAATAATTTCGTCATATCTTTGCTGAATGTAGTCATTTTTAAAGCGTGGAAAAGAAAGTAGAATTACTTTACCGTAATCTGGAAAGCGAGAGTCTACTGATGCCCTGTACATGTCATAGATACCACTTGCAGTTTTTGCCTGGTCATGTCCACTTGTGCTATCTAGAGCAAAGCCAGAAATTTCATCAAGCACTGCAACTAGAACGTTGTACCCTTCAAAAGCTTCTCTCTCTGAGTGTCCAGAATAAACTGTAACATTCTTATCAAATTTTATTTCTGAGGCTTTCTCAAAGTACCTACCTATAAACCATGGAGAATGGGTTACTCTATTTTTAAATCCTTTAAAGAACACATTGTTTGCTTGCTGGGCGTTGATAGCAATATTGATAATATCAATTGAATCTCCTGGTGGCTTACCATAATAAGATGCTGGGTCTTTAAGGCATAATAGTAAATAAACTATATAAGCAACAGATATGGTTGAGCAATAATCTTTTCCACTGCCTTTACCTAATTGGGCAACAACTTCATTACATGTTTGCTTGTATCTTAGTGAGCCTTCTTTTTCCCCAAAAAGTTTAATTAGGGTTGACTCTTTATAAATCTGAGAAGATTTTTCAATAAGAGTATATTGATTTTCTGATAACTCAGGAAGGCCAAGGTAGTTTTTGTCTGTTACAAAAGTTCTTAAATCGACAGGCCTTTCTTCAAACTCTTCTCCGTCAAGTATATCTATGAGATCATCAAAATTAAATTCCACTGACTTCCTCGATAATCTCTATAGGCTCAACAATTCCAGTAATCTGAGATAGACGCTTGGCTACTTCCATCTTACACTTAGGGCATGTTGCAGTAACTTCTTTTAGTATTTTAACAAGGACTTCCTGTTTTCTTTCAGCTTCCGCTATTTGTCCTGCCATCTCTGCATTATCTAGCAAGCCTACTTCTTGGAGCATTCCAATTCTTTTGCCCTCTATATCAGCAATCAACTTAAGTGCACCAGACTTAACGCTAAGCTGACCTGCTTGATCGGCATCCTCAACTGTCTTCCATGCTTCTTTTATTAGCATTGCATAGTGTTGGTCAGCACCAGAGATAGCCTCTTTAGCACGTTCACGGGCTGATGTATCGTTGTGGACAACACTCTTCCACTCATCTATCAACTCAATTACTTCTGCCCTCTTAAGGCCAGTAAGGGTAGCAATCTGTGTAGGGCTGTTTCCCCTAAGCAGTTCTTCAACCACCTTGTTCATGCGATCAAAATGATCAGCTAATTCGATTTCCATATTCATATATTATACTTCTAGTCGACTGAAATAGCAAATTCCTTAGCAACCTTTAGCAATATTAGGTATCCAATTAGATCATCAATATCATTGTCTCCAGGGTATTCTTTGCCCTTAATAAGTCTATTTAGCTTATCATCAATTCTAACGTATAGCTGCTCTCTTGGGCCCGCCTTAGAAAATATACGAACGGGATCCAAGGCCGAATTACCATATGAAATATTTTTCTTAATAAGCATTTGAGCAATATCAAGACAGGTTGTTAAAATTTCATGCCCAGCTTCAGTTCCAACTGTAAGCAGATATAGGTCATCATATTTAAATTGTTTTGAATCTTCAAAAACTGGTGATGGATTCATTTTATTAATCCCTTTTCTTTTAAAGCTCTATATATGGTCATAACAGTTACGCCACATTCTTGTGCTATATTTTCCATAGTTTTCTTTTGAACAACATATCTTCTATACAACCACTCTTTATTTTTATATAATTTCACAGATGATCCCATTTAAAATGCTTTCGGTATGATGCTAAATCGATAACGCTTGGGTCAACCCACCAATCCTCTGACTCTGTCCTAACAACAAGCGAGTATCCAAGCGAGTCTAGTATTTCTCTCTGAACATCTCTCATTCCAATATTTCTCCAATACATATTAGCATCGTGTTCAAATGTTATCACGGTAAACCTATATGAATTTAATGGAACAGCCAAGAGGCCATGAAGGCTTGTGTATGCACTTCCATCTGGCCTTCCGTCTGTCTTATATCCAGAATCAATATCAACCTGTAAGTAATCTATTTGTTTTGGAAATGAATTCTCTTCAAAATAGGAAATGTAATTAAAATCTAAAGCATCACCCATACACGGGTTAGATCTATTCTCATTAAATTCTTTTCTCAAATCATCTTTTATTTCAAAAGACACGCCTTTCCAATCAAATTCATTTTCTAACTTGTTAGTATTACTTCCATTTTTTGAATGAAAAGCTCCAAGCTCAACGTAATACCCACCCTTTTTATTTTCAAGAAGGTCTAAAACAAATTCTTCCTGTGCACTTATATCATTCCACAACTGTGTCATTTGTTTGTTAGAACCTCTCTAGCGTAGTAAGCAATGCCGAATGCATCAGCTACATCAAAATCTTCTACAGTTAAACCATACTTTTTATTAAAATAATCAGCAGTTCTCTGCTTCCTCATATTCCTTAATTGATTCTTATACCATGAATCTGCGTATCCTGGATTTAATAATCTTATTGCAGACTTCTCATCTTTTGTTGGGTTCTTGTTTCCAATGTACGCCTGCCAAGATGATGGGCTAATGGTGATAACCTTGGCTCCAGTAGACATAAGCTCAGCAATTACAACTCCATATACATAAGATAATTTTATCACAGCATCAGGTGATCTGACAAGTATCGCTCCCTCAATTGCAATATAATCACTCTTTAATTCATCTAGCATCATGGCCACTCTAGTTTTAGCATTATAAATTTTTTCATATATGTCATTGCCTACTAAATTAATCTTTCCCCACTTAACTGGCTTGTCTCCTTCAATAAGACAAAAAGCAACAGAAGATGTTGATGCGTCTATTCCCAGTACTCTGCTGGCCCTAGTTCTAGACAGCTTAGCCAGCGTCATTTATCATCCTCAATATTTTGTTCCTATCAGATTTAGAATTATCTTTTTCACATTTAGAGCATATGTCTAAGGTATTATATCTACTTAAAGATGCTTTGCATGACTTGCAATACCTTTTCTGTCCAGATCTAATTGCTTTTTTCTCATAGTACTTTTCCATGATTTTTTTATTTGTTGCAACCCTACAGCAATCATCTCCGCAATATTTTTGATTATGGGTCTTTGGGGTAAACTCTTTACCATTTGGGCAATCTGAATTAGCGCATATCATTATGAAGGGACCTTAAATCTTTCTATCTGAACTGTTCCAGTAGGTGTATCCTTTGAATAGCATTCCTTTTTAATTGGACAATAAGTACATGGCATTTTAGTTTTTGTTGCACCTTCTGGCTTCATGGGAAGGTCGCCATCTTGAAAGTTATCCCAGACTTCCCTCATCCAAAGGAAGGTGTCTTCAATAATCTTTGTATTTTTTTCGTTCATCGATACTGGAATGATTAATATCTCTTGAGTATTCTTATTTTCATACAGAAAAAATCCTTCCTTAGCATTCTTAAGCTTCATATAAGTTAACAGCTGAAGTAAGTGGTTTGGTGATGGACTCATCTCTGCCTGCCTTGTATCCCAAACCTCTTGCTTAGCAGTCTTTATTTCGCCTATTACGGTCTCATTGTCATATTCCATAATTAGATCGATAAACCCACGGATTGGTGGGTATTCGTTAACTATCTCTTCTTCTTCTGCAACCCACTGAGGCATAGTTTTAATTAAGTTCTGAAGTCTTTCATGAGCTTGTGTGCCCTGAGCCATGTTTGCAACTGCAACAGCATCATTGTTGTCAATAAAAACAGCACCTGAAAAAGCCATATACCAATACCTAGGGCATGTTCCGTGGCCATACCCTAAAGAGCTTGGACTAAAAGACTTCTTAGTCATTTCTCCATCTGCTCTTTTAGTGTTTTTATATGAGTCATCAAGCATTGATGCAAATAGCTCGGGGTCAAAAAACTTGCCCGTATGCTTCTTAAACTTTAAATTTTTAACTATGTTTCTACCCATTACAAATTATACCTAACGACATACTTAAGTGCATCTACAAGTTTGTCTATGGACTCCTTTGCTGAATAATATATATTCTTCTTATTGTTATTCGTGGTTCCCGCTTTATCTTTTGCTATTGTTGAATAGTAAGAAGCCATCATCGCAAACTTGGTTGACATTGCCTGAAGCTCAATAATAAGCTGTGGGGCTTTAGCCGCAGGAACATCTGGGTTCAACAAAAGCTTTACGATAACAGCCAATGCTCTATCTAGCTGAGCATCATTCATGTACTCATGCAGATCATTGAACTCGGTTATAGAGTTAATCAACTCTAATGTGTTTTTATCCTCTGTCATTTTTAATCTTTTTATCCCATTTATCCATTAGTAAACCTACCCCATACCCAACAACAAAGCCAAGCAGGGTGCCATATACAAAGTATATCACTAGAATGGAACCTCAGCATATGTTTTATATGAAGGGAAATCGTTGCTGCTTGGAGCCTTATCTTTAGATAGTGTGTATGCTGTTACAGAAATAGAATCAGCATTAATCTCATATGAGGTTCGCTTTGTTCCTTCTTTATCTGTCCAGCTTTCTTCATAAATTTTTCCTACAATAATAACTTCCATGCCCTTTTTGATTACAGACTTTGACTGCTCTGCAAGTGTGCGCCAGGCTTTTACTGTCCACCAAGAAGTGTTCTTGTCTTCCCACTCCCCAGTAGTGTCATTCTTAACACGATCATTAGTTGCGACTCTAAATCTAAGACCATTTGATCCAACAGTTTCTGGTTCACTGCCAACTCTTCCTACGATTGTAATAATTGGATTAGCCATTTTTATTTTCCTCCCAAAATGTAATCAGTTCTTCTAGTACTGACCACTCTATGATTCCAAGACGGACCTTGGAATCCCCTCCGATGATAATTTTAAGAGCAGGGTGCATGTCCCTGCTTACCTTAAAAGTATCTGTACAGATTTTAGCCCATACATCTTTATTTAAATTAAATGAAGCCTTGGATTCTTTGTAGTCTACTACAAAGTTTCTCCACTTAGCGTCACCCTTTTGATATTCACCACGGCCACTATTTTTTTGTGCCTTAGCTCCATCTCTTTTTACTTCTGCTCTCTCTGACATCAGCTAAGCTTATGCTTTGTTTCATGTCCATTGGAGCATGTCCAATACATTTCTAATGTAGCCTGATTAAAATTATAAAATGGAACTGATAATTCGCACTTGCTACATGGTCTTTCCTGATCTATTTTTTCAACTCTTTGATCTTGAACTTCTTTAGATTGAGAATTAAAAAATTCATTAAGATTTGGCATTTATTTCTCCTATTAATTTGTCTACAACATCTGGATTTTCCTTTAAATATGCTACAGCCTTTGCACGTCCTTGAAAACGTTCTCCATTTACTGTATACCATGCGCCACCCTTTTCAATAATGCCACACATTTCTGCAACATCTAATGTCTCTCCAACATAATCTATACCAAGAGCTTGCCCTTGGTAGTAAAAGTCATACTGTCCTGATAAATTTGGGGGGCCAACTTTGTTGTAATCAACAATCCAATTAACTGGTCGCCCAACTCTTTGTTCAATAATTTTGTCGCCAACTTTAATACCAGCTTTAATAGCATTAGCCTCAGCTTCTGAAGACCATAGCTTGATGACCGTGGAAGAAAAGAACTTGACTGCCATGCCACCTGTTGGGATGTGACTAGCATGCATAGATCCAAATTGATTTCGCTGTTGCGAGATGAGAACAAGTAGTGTGTTTTTGTTTGCATAATTTAACATCTTGACTGCGTGAGTCATATCCTTTGCTTCTGCGCCGATTTGCTTAGTGTCTTGCAAATCCTTCATTTCATTTCCATCTTTTTCAAAGTAGATTGCTGGTAGCAATGCTGAAATAGAATCAACTACTATTAAATCAACTCCTGCTTCCATAAGCTTTGTTGCAACATCTACCATGTCATTAACAGTTTTAGCTGGAGAATAAATTAGTTCTTTTGAATTAACTCCTAGTTTTTCTGCCCACTCTGGATCATAGGAATGCTCAGCATCAATCCAAGCACAAGTCTTTCCTTCTTTTTGTGCAAGTGCTATCATTTGCAAGCAAAATGAAGATTTTCCTGCTGACTTATTTCCCCAAACCAATATCTGTCGTCCATAAGCAAATCCGCCATTTAAGGCAAAGTTTAAACCTATGCTTGGCGTTGGCTGCTTTTCGATTTGAATATCGACTGCAGACTGAACCCTTGCTCTAGTTTTAGGGTCCAGCTTTGCCAGAATATCATCTAGGTTAATATCCATTTAATTATTCGTTAGCCAATTCGTAATCAGATTTAATTCCTAGTGGCTCTAGCTTAAATTCAAAAGATAAGTTCTCATCATTGTATGTAACTGATAGTTGCATATCATCATTTGTTGTAGCCATAAAATCTTCTGTTGAAATTTCAATTGAGCCTATCTTGCTTAATACAGCTACTAAAACTCTAGATGCATTCATTGTCTTGAATACGTCTTCTGCATTATATGTCATTTTACTTCCTTAACCATAAGTGTTCCATCTTCTAAAGTTTTTAGAACTGGCTCGCATATCATTCCTTCTCGCATTTTTGCCAACGAAAGTGGGTACATGCTTGAAAAAACAATTGCTCTATTTAAATTCTTATCTTTATCTGACATAACTAAGTGTGCCATTGTTTTGCCAGCTTTTGTTTTATATGGTGTATAGCTTATCACAAACTTCTGGTTTTCGTCAATAGGATAAGATTGTGCATATAAATATTTAACAAATACGTCTTCAGAATCTTTATTAATCAAATCAACTTCTATGTATCTAGAAATTCTATTATCGCCAACGAGAACAAAATACATCTTGTTTGTTTCAATTTTTGTTTGCTCAATATCAAATAGCCCTACAGAACCACTCTCGTCAACGATCTCAATTCTTGACCAACCATTTCCACGCTTTATGCTCTTTGCCATTCCAAACATAACAAAGGAACCAAGCTCTTCGAACTCGTCAATTGGTCTAGCCTGTGCTTTAATCTTTGGGTCTAAGTTGGAAAGATTAAATGAAGGTATACCTAAAAATTCGTAATAAGACTCGGCTTCTTTACCGCTTCTAGGGTTATCATCAAAAGCAGCGCCCCCAATAGAGTTAAGAGAAGCAATGGCCCTAGAATTAATGCCACTACCTTTCTTGGATGCCTTGTCAACAAAGTCTTTGTAGTTTTCATACGGTCTCTTTTCTATAATTTTATTTGCAATGCTGTCTGAAATAAATTTAATCTCTGCCAATCCAAATCTAATTGAATCTTTTTGTAATGAAAAGTTTACATCGGATTCATTCACATGTGGAAGTTTTACTTTTATACCAAGTCTTTTTGCTTCAATCAAATAACCTGTTCTGGCGTCTTTGTCTCCTTCGTTTTTGAGGATCGAGAATAAAAATTCCAAAGGATAATAGCACTTAAGCCAAGCGGTATAATAAGAAAGCATAGAATAAGCGACAGCGTGACTACGATTGAATGAGTATCCAGCGTGAGCTTCGAATGTTTTCCAGAGATTGTCTGCTTCTTCTGCGCTGATATGCTTTTTAGCGCCCTGAATAAATTTATCTTTGAATGGACTGAGTTCTTTTGCATCTTGCTTTTTACCAATAACCTTTCTAACCTTGTCAGCCTCTGACCAAGTCATTCCTCCTAGGTGTACGCATGCTTGCATAACCTGCTCTTGATATATAATCACCCCGTATGTATTTTCTGTAAAAGGTTTCATAATTGGATGGATATAATTAACTGCTTCATTACCGTGCTTACGCTTGATGTAAGAGGCTCCAACTGTATTCATAGCTCCTGGTCTAACCAAAGCATTTGATGCAGCTAAGTCTTCAAATTTATCGACACGCATTTTTATAAGTAAGTTTGTATATGGTGTTGCTTCTGCCTGGAATATTCCCTTTGTGTATCCATCGTTAAAAATCTTATAAACATTCTCATCATCTAAAGCAATGTCATAAAGATTAATATCTTTGTCGTATCTACTCTTAATTGATTTTAAAGTATCAGAGATCACAGATAAAGTCTTAAGACCTAGGGCATCTAGCTTAATAAGACCTATATCTGCAACCGTATCCATATCGTATGCCACGACTGGAATTCTTCCAGAGACTTCATCATTTGCATCAGCTCTGGACTCTATTGGTGCGTACTTTCTTAAATCATCTTTTGCAACTACAACACCTGCAGCATGGACTCCAACACTTCGAATCTTTCCACGAAGTCTTTCTGCAAGCCAAGTTACTTCTGGATACTTTGCTCTAAATTCTTTTGTATTTGGCGAATCCATAAAGTCTTCAAATGTGTCAATCGATTTCATTGCACGATTAACATCTGAAAGGGGAACCATGAATACTCTTGCAGCATCTCTAATTACACCCTTATCTTTAAAATAAGTATATGTAGAAATAGAAGCAACGTGCTTAAACTTTTTCTTTAGATAATCTTTTACCTCTTTGCGACGTCGGTCTTCAAAGTCTGTATCTATATCGGGAAAGTCATTGCGCTCTGGGTTAATAAATCGGAAGAATAGAAGATCATATTTAATTGGGTCTACATCTGTAATCCCAAGGGCATAGCAAACCAATGAGCCAGCTGCAGAACCACGTCCTGGACCAACCATAATATTATTTGACTTAGCCCATGTAATCATATCTGCTACAACTAGGAAATATGAAGCAAATGACTTATCTTTAATTATAGATAATTCTTCTGCAATTCTATCCAAGTAGACCTGATCTTTGTCTAGGGATAGTCTTTTAAGGCCTTCTAAGGCCATATCAGACAGTTTCTTGTCAGCATTGGTCTTTGGGATAGGTAGCAGATCTAGCCCCTCATAGAAGTCATACTCGCCAATCTTATCAGCAATCTCCATTGTATTATCATATATATCTGTACGAGTAATGCCTGACTTATTAAAGTCCGCCTCAATTTCAGACCTACTCTGAATAAATAGATTATAGTCTTGAAATGATATTCTACGGTCTGGATATAAGTAATTAAATCTATCAATCATGTCTGGCATTTGTCTGGACATCTCAAAGTCTGCATCTTTATCTGACTTAGGAGATGTTGATAGAATAAGCATTGCTTCTTCTAAAACTCTATCTTCTTCTTTAGCAAAGTGGGCATCTCCTGTTGCCACCGCTTTTATCTTGAGTTGATCAGCCAGCTCCAAAAGCTTTGAGTTGATTTCTGTCGGGTTATGAGATTGGACCTCAACGTAAAAGTCTTCACCAAAAGTTTTCTTAAAGTCTTGAAGTACAAGTTTTGCTTCTGAGAATTCCTGGCGTTCAATAGCCTTACTAATAAGCCCGTTAAGGCATCCAGACAATACAATAATACCTTCTGCATACTCTTTCAATACCTCTCTATCAATACGTGGCTTATGATAAAAGCCTTCTGTCCATGCAAGCTCCTGAAGGGTGTTTATATTCTCTAGACCCTTTTTATTCTTAGCTAAAAGAATAATATGGTTATAGGCCTGAATTGATTTATCTGTCTTTGAAGATCTATCAAATCTATCTGTTGGAGAAATGTATGCTTCCACTCCAAGAATTGGCTTGATCCCTTGCTCTTTACATGCAATTTGCATTTCACGGTGTGAAGATAGTGTTCCGTGGTCAGTAATAGCCAGAGAAGTCTGACCAGCTTCTTTTGCAGCTTTTACAAGTTCGGCAGGAGAATTAAGCCCATCCATTAATGAATAGAAAGAATGCACATGCAAATGTGTGAAGTTCAACTTAATTCTCCGCCTATACTCTCTCTTACCAGTCTACGCTGCTGCTTGTTGAAGATGACTCTCGTTCTTCTGGAGATGACTCACCAGTATAGAATGCTTCCTGCTCTGCGTATGGAACGCTACGCACTGCTGTTTTTTCTAAATCAAACAGCTCGACAGCAGAAAAGTCGAATGGCTTTTCATCTTTAGCCAACGGTATAATTGTGTAGCTTGTGTCTGTCTTAAGACCACTACGCTTTACACGCCACATTAGATTTGTGATGCTTCCCATTTCATTTGCATATTCAATCAGTGTTGGTGTAATTGTTTTACCGCTTACTCCTTGAGAAAGAATTGCTACATATGGCTCAGTCTTTCCATCATCGACTAGAACATTAATGTAAAGACGCTTTCTTGCGCCCCAACCAGCCTTTGGATCCTTGCGGTGCTGCTCTTGAGCCCAGTCACGGCCTTCATCTTCCATTGTGTCTAGTGCCTTACGGCGATAATCTTTAGGGTTTGTGTGTTCAATTGCAAAAAATCCGCAACCCATTTTTTCATTATAGTGTGGTGAATCTGGATCAAGCTCTTGTAAGAAGCGAATCTTTACAGCTTCTCCATCTTCAATCTTTAACCACTTTGCCTTGCTATCTTCTGAACTAGTGTATGTAACCTTGTCCATTGCCTTTGTCATTCCTGACAAACCTTTTACTATTCCCATTTTATTCTCCTTATGTATGTAACGGTATATATCCGTTTGTGATCACTTATATTATTGTTTAATTTTTATATTCAAAATTAGATATGGCATTTGTTATACAGGCCTTAATATCTTCATCAGACATATCACCTGCATCTTTTACACCCTCTGGATATATTCTACCATAAGAATGCGATGCCCACAAGATGTTTTTATTACTTAATTTGTATGCAATTGTTGAGCCTAAATCTCTTCCCGCCTTATCCGCATCTGTCATAATAATAACTGTATTGAAGTATCTATTTAGAAGGTTAAGGTTTTGTCCAGATATGTGGCCTCCCAGCGTAGCAACAACATTTGGAAAGCCAGCCTGATGAACACGAATTGCATCAAAGCTAGACTCTACAACAATAACCCTGTCTCCAATTTTTTTGGCACGGTGGATATTAAACATAGTTTTGCTTCTTGGTAGGTCTTTGCTATTTTTAAATCTTTTATCAGAAATGGATCTACCAACAACTCCAACTGGTATTCCATCTGGACTATGTACTGGAACAGTTACCATGTCCATATTTTCAGAATACCCTAGTGAAAAGTATGCCATTGATTGTAAATCAATATTACGTGACTTCAGATAATCCCTTGCCTTATCGCTTTGAATTAATCCATCATATAAACTTTTTAATGTTTCCTCTGGGAATTCAACAAAATCTGGCTTATCTTCTAGTATGTCTTTAAGAGATTCATCAAAGTTTTCTAATGCCTCAGATTGCTTTGATTCAATATACCTCAAAGATTGAAACTCATTTTTATTTAAAATCCTTTTTACTAGATCACTAAGTGTTCCAGCTTCACCACAAGATGGGTTGAAACAGATATATGCGCCCTTTGTTTTGCTTATACTAAAGCTTGATGTATGTCTGTTTGAATGAAATGGACAATATGCAAGGAAGTCATTGGATGTTTCTCCAACCATATCTATTCCTAGACTTTGGACTATTGATTTTATGTGGGCAGAGGAGTATTCCGATGTATCAATTTTCCTTGTGTCATACCCTCTAATTGCCATGCCTTCTTCTTTCCTACATAAACTCCATGGATAGTCATTAAGAACTTCCATGTTTGTCCGTCAAATTCTACCGAAAAAGCTGGGTCTATGTCAAGTGCCCTGGCATATCCAGAATCTTTCATTTGTCCTACAAGCAAATCTTCATATTGTTTTTTGATTCTGATCATATCGGAATCATCTAAAAACTCAACTCTTATTTGAAACCTTTTAATATTTTGATGGGTCACTTGCTCAACTCTGGCAGGTCTTCATAGATTGGAGTAATAACTCCTCTATTGATATCCCAGTCTAGGAAGAATCTAAAGTCATGCCCATGCCTGTTCTTTCTGGACACTACCTCAATTAAATCTGTATTAGCATGCTTGTGAATAGCAATAGCCATGTCAGCATCATACTCAATAGCCTTTGACCATGCAACTTGGCTCATCATTGGAGGCTCTTTTTGATCTGAAATATCATCTGCTGTTGCAGCAGTAATATCAATAATAGGGATTCCATTTGTTACAGCTAGCAGCTTGAAGTCTCTTGAAATATTTCTATTTCTTTCAACTTCAGAATTGCTTCGCTTATTGTCATTAAACAATTGATGGTAGTCAAGGATTACCAAGTCTGGTTTATGCTGATCAATCTTGCCTTGAATAGTTGCTGGAGTTACTTCTCCAGCCCCCTCATTAGAAACAAGAATAAAACTGTTCTTTCCTTCTGTCTTTTTCTTTCCCCATGTTTTAAAATCGTCAATGTTAATATCACCCTTAGACAGGTCGCTTGCTCTAAATAAACCAGAGCCAAGCATGGTATAAATTCTATCTCGCATATTCTCTGGTGCCATTTCAAGAGATACGATCATGGGCTTGAATCCCTGTTCCCAAGCCTTGCATGCAAGATACGATGTAAACCAAGTCTTACCACGTCCTGGCCAGCCAATTGCGACAATAAGGTGTCCTGGGGCCATTCCAGTTGGATATGCTTTATCAATTGCATCAAATCCTGTTAGGATACCTGGACTTCCACCCATAGCTAAAGATCTAGTTCTTACTGACTCATAGTGTCTTTCTGCTGAATCTAAATCTGTTATGTCTAGGTCTTTAACATTATTTGTGTACCTGCTTAAGTTTGCAAGCTGAGATTGCATTGTTCCAAGCACTCTAGATGGTGCATCTTCTTTTAGCGATGAGCCAGCCTGCATAAGAATTGTCTTTAGCTTATTGCCCACAAATTCATTTTTTAGTTTATCTAGATAGTATCCAGTCTCACCTTTTGTTTCGACTGGCTCAAAGTCTTTAAATTTATCTTGTAGAATTCCAACTTCTGGTACTGCTCTAAACTTATAGTAGTATGACTTGAGACCTTCCCAAATATCTTTATGGGATACAAAAAGGTCGTCTGAATTGTCTGCAAGTATGGTACTGATATCTTTATTTTTACAAACTGCCGAAATTAGTTCCGCTTCTGTATTCACTAGTTATCCTCAACCATTCTTTTAGTCTCCTGCAACAGACGGCTTCTGTTAATTCTATCTTCTTTAATCTGAATCATCATGTCCTCTATTCGATCAAAGTTGTTGTAAAAGAAATTTAGCGGATGCCTATTCTTTCCAGTTTTAAAGTAATACTCTAAAACTTCTTTAGATCTATCAAACCCTATGCTATCTATGACATCTTGCATTGCCCACTTCTCTTTGTATCTATTAATAGTTGGCTTTGTTTTATAAGCCTCCTCATATAAATTAGAATACAGAGAAAGTAGGATGTAGGGCTCTTTATTTACTGCCACGCAATTCCTCTTCTACTTCTTGTGTCTTTTGAATCAGCTTATCTTCTACAAACTTATAGACTCGATCTGCTGCGGCATCTACTGTTTCGCCTTCTCTAACAAAGTCGTCAACTCCGATACCAATCTTAATGCTTTCAAAGTTTCCAAGGTTACGTGTAAAAGATAGATCTACTCTAACTTGAGTTCCTTTTTCCATTAGTGCTCCGCCTTTCTATGTCTGCTTAAAGTGTCATGGGCAAAAATGCCCCAACGCACTACCAATTCTTTCTTACATATTTCACATACTACAACTCTTGCTGGGACTACTCTGCTTTCCATACTGGCACGAAGTTCCCTTCTGTTGTCTTAGTATACAATATAGTGTTGTGTTTGAGAAGAGCCTTCATCTCATTTTTTGAAGGCATGTTATTAGAATACCCTGATTCTAATATAAACTCATGAATGTCCATAATGTCCGATTCACTATACATAAACTTATACCATGTGCTATCTGGGTTACCTATTGGATATACTTTCTGAGGATATCTAATTTTCCCGTCCAAAATATAATCTTCTATGGTCACCTTATGCTTGCCAAGCATTTGAGCTACCTGACTAGTTGAGTATGCATTTTCCATAGTCTTTAAAACTTGTGAATAAGAATATAGTAATCTCTTTTTATCTGGATAGCACCAAGCAACCATTTGGTCTTTAGATCTTGAATGACTTAATACTTTATGTATCTTGTTATTTAAGAAGAAATACCGAATGCTCTTAGTTGGCTGTTTTCTCTTTTTTCTATCCATTTACCTAGTGCACTCGTATCCTTATTGATCATCCATCTTTTACCGCACATCATGCAGAAAAGCTCTACGTGTAATTTTTGTGAAAATACTCTGTCAACAAAAACTCTTCCTTGGCACTTATTGCATTTCATCATAGCGTAAATAGCTTCCCATCAACAACACATGAATAGTCTGGTGCCACATGAATCATTTGGATATGAGGATAATCATTAACAATGTGTGCAATTGCAAATCCCTTTTGCCAGTCGTGATGCTGCATGTATTTCATACCTGGTCCTTTTTCATCACACATATGACCAAGCTCGTAGCCACGAAGAGTTTCTCCCTGCCCACCGTTTCTAAGTTCATATGTGACAAGGTGTGAAGCAATTCTGTGAGAGTGTCCTCTAATTAAAGATACTTGGAGGTCTTCCATATCCTTACGGACAGATCCAGTTGCTGCAATAGAAAGACCATGGTGCACATGGATGTCTCCAAATCTGCGCTTAGGCAATTCATTATAATGAATATACTCATAACCTAATGAGTCTAATCCCCACAAAGCCTCTGGAGTAACCTCATTAATATAGTCTGGAAGTTTTGCATCGACATAGTTAAAGATTCTAACATCATGGTTTCCAAGTGCTGAGAAAAGCTGGGCGTCTGGAAGCATGTCTCTTGTCTTTGTGTAAAAATCTCTAGCGCCTTTAGCTTCATGCCTCATCATAGGAACAATAAGATCTCTACTGTCAGTCTTGTGTAGGTTTAAAAATTCTGCTGATCTTCCTTCTGTATATTTACTATAACAGGCTTGATCATCTGTATCGCCAAGGTAGTCAACGACGTCTGGCTTAAACCACTTCATTACCTTAAACCAGAGGGCAATCATATTATCGTCTTGATACGGGAACTGCTGGTCGGATGATATCATCCATTTTAAATCGTTGCTCATTGTCTACCTTAATATGTAAAAAAGTCACGGGTACGTGACTTTGATGTTACATTAATTGTAACATATTTATTTAGCCTGTCAATAGTGGTTAGGCTGTTGCAGCTGGCTTTGTTCCAGCGCCAATAATATCAAACTTTACACCAGTTATTTTGTTTTTTGTGTTGTTCTGAACATGTAGCACATGAGATCCTATTCCACCAGAAATTGACCAGGTTATATCGTGCTTGTATAAACTACCTCCTCTTGGGCATGCTACTAAATACACATCTGAAAATCCAGTCCATTTCATATCAATAGGCTCTGAATTATAACCAACGTTTAATCCATTTTCAAATTCAACTCTGTATGCTTTTGTGTAAGTAACAGTTAGGCCAGCTACCTTTTCTGATGTTGTTTGGCCTAAATCGTAGGCAGCTTTAGTTTCAGTTGCAAGAGCTGTAATAGCGTCTTGCATTTTTTGCAGCTTGACTGAATCTACAGGCTCACCATCTTGAAATACTTGTGTCATATTAAACCTCTTCTAATTTAGCATCAATTGATTTTGAATATTCATCTTGTGCCGATTGCTTATTCATTAACTCTGTAATCTCTGCCCTTAAAATTGCAATCTGAGTCTCATATCCAGAGACTAATTGACCAATTCTTTCTTGAAGGGCCTGTACAATTAATTCTAATTTTTCCATTTTTACCTACTCAGCTAGTGCATTTACTTCTGCAAGTTCTGAATTTAGAACAGACAGTTGTCCAGATACTTCTTCAATAGCCGATTCAATATTTATAACTGCTTCAGAATCTGGAGTAGTTTTAGCATTTTCTACTAATAGATCCATCTCTAGTCCAAACTTCTTATACTCTAGGCCTCTGGCTCTTGATTCAATTATTTGAACTTTGTCATTTTTTGATAGTGTTGTCATTTTATTCCTCCTTTCATATTATAGCATTTCAAGTACATTAGTCAAGGCCTCTATCTGAGAATTAGCATCTTCTAGACTATAACCTGATTCTTCCGCCAAAATTAGATTCTTAATACCATTTAAATGCTTTATTCTAGAGGATACCATATATCTCTTATACTCAATCTCTTCGATATTCATTATATGTTTGTGCTCCAGGTTCCAAAATAGACGGTACCATTTGTTCCCATCATAATTACTCTTGCTCTAGCAAACCTAGCGGAAGATGTTGCTGCAGTATTTTCTGTTGATCTTATTCTAAATCCCCAGATATTTCCTGCTGCTGCATAAGGGTATGTTCCAGCTCCTGGATAGCTAATGTATGAAGTTCTATTTCCCTGCGACCCTACACCAGATCCACCTGAAGCATAAGTTCCAGTGTTTAGCGGCGTAGTTGTTGTACTATTAGTGGTTCTAATTTGCCACTCCATACCTATTATATAGCTAACGCTTCCAGAAACAGGTGGATAATCAGAATACCAAGTAACACTTGTACCACTCCTTACGAATCCTAGCTGATTATTAGAAACGTTTGGCGGTCCAGCACTTGGTGTTACGAATACAACATTCCAGATTGCTGTAGCAACTGCGTCAGATGCAGTAAAGAAATATATCTGGGATCCAACATATGTGGTACCACCTATATTCCATCCTCCAAAAGAAAATCCTGCTCTGGTGCCAGCATTGGCAGCTAAATTAACTGCAGTTCCAGAAGCCATGGTCAAAGACGGTGGAGTCACAGATCCACCATTTGCGTTATAGCTAAGGGTAGATGTTACAATCACATTTGCTGATCCAGATGCCGTTGCAGTTATGTCATTGTATCCACTAACAGATTTTTTAACTGTAACTGAAGAAGTTTGACCAGATGTTAAACCTGACGCAGTAACTACACCTGCAGCGCTTATTGTTGGTGGATTTCCTGCAGTGTAATTAACAATAGAATACGAAGCGCCAGTTTGTGTTCCAGCATTTATTGATGCTGTCCATCCTCCAGACTGTGAGGTTGCAGTTCCATATGAAAATGCAACTCCAGGGCGATTGGGGATAATAAATTGTTTTCCAGCGCTCCAAGGGCTTGCTAGGGTGGGATCTATTCCCGTGTAACTATCTGTTTTGGTTGATCTCACGTACATATAATATGTGCCAGTAGTTGATGGTCCAGAGCTATCTACTAAGGGAGATGATGTTCCAAATGCATCTGGATTTGTATTACCCGTAGGTGCTGTTGAAGAGCTTGTCCAATACATTTGATAATATGGACCACTTCCTCCAGTAAAAGAAACTGATACTGCATCTCCTGTATATCCAGAACTTACTGTTGATATGGTTGGTGCTGTAGGATTTGGCAAAAGGGTTTTAACTGTCTTGCTATCTCCAGTTCCCTCGTCATAAATGTCTGGTGAAAATGAATAATAATATCTTGGAGTTACACTTACTTGATAATCTGTATTTGCTTCAACTCCTGGAGTGCCAGATGGTGTGTCTGTATACAATGTAAATGGCACTACAGATCGAATTTTTTGATATCCTCCCAGTCTAGTAAATGGGGATACCTTATATACATCAATATAAGCATAATTAGCATAAGAGCCAGTTTGATAATTGGACGTAAAAGATGATGCTGTTATATTGCTAAAAGTTATAGCTGAGCCTAGAGTCATTGGATCTCCTGCTGCAACATGAGAAAGGAAGAGGTCTCTAGTGCTACTAGAGTATGCGACATCTCCTGCTCCAGTATCAAAGTAAGGAGTAAACTCATATCTCCAGAGACCCAACCCGCTATTCCAGAATGTTGTGTTATTAGGATAAGTTCCACTTGTTATTTGTTTAACATAGTATCTTGTTCCATTAAACGATACATACTCTCCTGGGTAATATGTATACAATTGTGTGCTAGACCAATATAAGGAGTTTGGTGGAGTTACGCCAGAAAATCCTGGATCTTTAGCGGTGTACCTAGTTCCGTTGTAGTCTACTGTCTGACCTAAAGAATATGATACAAACTGGCTATAAGTGTTTGGAAAAGATTGTGTAAGAGACCAATATGGGAAAACTGTTCCTCCCAGTGTGTATGTACTTCCAGGAGGTGAGCCAGTATTAGATGCATTTGCTGTATATATATTACCGCTTTGCCAAATCTTTGCTCCAACTGCATAGTTTGCAGAAGATGACCAAGGGTTAGCAAATAGCTGTGATGCTGTCCAATAAATAGAAGAAGGTGGTGTCTGTCCTGAAAAACTTTGTAATTTTGAAGTGTATTGGTTACCAGCATACCAAACACTAGTATTTGCATAATATGTTGTGCCAGGGATATAAGTATCCATATTCCATACTCTTTCATTAAACAATGAAGCAACATTTACCGATACCTTGTACGGGTATGAGCTTGTTGTTGATAAATAAAATACTTGACTAGATATGGGGATGCTTAGACCCTGCAATTTGTATTGAACTGAATTTGTATTTGTCCCTGTTGTAAAATATCCATTTGCTGTCTGTGTTGAAAAAGAATAAGCAGTAGGTGTTGTTATTGCACCAGGCTTTACTCTAAAACCAGCAATTGCATTAGAAGCAGGCGCTGGGAACCAGTTGGAACAGTTAGCACCAGTGCTTACCGATTCAGACCTAGCTCTAACTCTGTAGTATCTTGTAGTCCCAGGAGTAATGGTAGTATCTAAGAATGAGTTTGTAGTTATACTATTGTTCTGACCAAAATCAGAGAAAGTTGATTGATTTACTGGACCAGTTCCTTGAGAGCTCTGCCAATAAATTTCATAGTAGTTTGCTCCAGGAACTGCATTCCACTGTAAGAATACTCCATCTCCTCTGTTTGATGTTGCAGTTAGAGATGTTGGTGCCACTGGTGCAGATGCCACCGCTGATGAAGTTATAGCTGTTACAGATACTCCTGTAGCAATTCCTAGCTCGTAATCTGTTCCAGAATTATAATTTGTTTCTACAGCATATATATACTTTGAAGCATCCGTTTCTTTTACAATATAAGAATAACCTCCGAATTGAACCTGCTCGCCACCAGTAGTTGTAGCTGTTGAATTTTTATACCAAATAATTGTACTTCTTAATGGCTCAGGCCTATAAGGCTCAGTTGTATCCCATGAAGAAGAATAATTTATAGTGTCCCCAACTTTTGGGCTAGTTATATTAAATGATGGCGTACCGCCAGTAGCAATCCTCGGTTTATTTCTAACAATTTTTATTTTTGTAGAAACAGATAAACCATTATATTGAGAATTAGATGAATTGTTTGCTACAACTTCAAATCCTAAAAACTGCCTATCTGCATTTGTTGAGTTTGTTACTGTCCATATTGAAGATGGCAATTGATCTTCTCCAGTTGTGCTATTCCATCCAGATCCCGTTCCACTTTCAAGTGTGGATATTTCTGAATCAAATTCTGTGTACAACTTCCATCTATATGTATACGATGAGGCAAGCCATCCATTAAGATCCCATCTTGCGTTTTTTCCAAAATAAGAGGTTCCTATTCTAACTACTGGGTACGTAGCATTTGGCATTCTATCTTCATAAATATCTTCTGATAGTTTTGCTATATATGGAACACGTGTTGCAAAAATTCCAGATAGCGGCCAAACTCTGAGCCATTGTGTTGCATTTTTTATCCACACACCAATAGCAGATTTCCACCCAGTAGAACCAGCACCAGCAGTTTTAACAAATATCTTAGAAGCTTTTCTCCAACCAGCCGTTCCCTGTCCAGAGTTTTTAATAAATATATCTGACATTTAGTATCCTACGTATACTGTATCCAGATGTCACCACGAAGGCCATCTGTGTCTGTTGTGGACTTTGAGCCTGTACCCATTCCAATATTTCTCATGTAATAATTATAAAGACCGATAGGGGCTCCTTGGGTTGTGTAAGCATTTACTCCACTAAATTGGGCTTCGGTAGATGTAACTGTAAGACCTCCAGTTAGGTTTCCATTGCTATCAGTTACTCTCAAAGAGGCTTGAGAGAATCCACTTGAAGATGTCAGGGATAAAAATGCTGAGTTTGTTGGGTAAAAATTCCATTCAGGATTAGTTCCTGGTGGAACTGCTGAAAAAATAGTTTCTGAATCTCCATAAACAAAAGCTTTTGCAATTACTCCGCCACCCGAATTTAAAAATTCTAGAGATCTATTTGACCCATTTAATCTTAGGTTTCCAAAGCTGTTATCGAACCCAGCTGTAACTGTAGAACCAGTTATTTTTGAACCATATATATTACCCTTTATTTCTAGGTATGGCAGAAGCTCGGTGGTTATTGCAGGATTTAAATTACGACCCCATCTAAGATAACTACTATCATTTCCTATATGAAAAGCTGGAACTCCATTTGCTAAAGGCCCATCCCATCCTAAAAACCAGCCAGGTGATGTTGAATCGTATGCACTCTTTACAGAATATATTGATCCTGTTTTAACTGGTATCTGTATTCCCCTATTGATATTACCAAACTGATCAAATCCACTAGATGCATTAGCTGCCTCTGTAGCTTTTGTAAGAGCTGTATTTATGTCAAGGTCTTTTGCAACAACCCATCCAAGGGCTGGGTCAGTTACTATAGCATTAGCACCAACCTTTGTTGCAATATAAATTGTATTTCTTCCTATAGATGTATCTGCGGTGTTAATCCACAAATCACCTATTGCTAAAGATGTTGGGACTGTTGTTTGCCTAAATAATGTTGTTTTAGATTCTGCATTTGCTTTTATTGCTGCAATTTCAGATGGAGAAAATGTTCCAAAAGATACTGTTCCATCTGTATGGCTTGCTCTAAATATTGGAGTGTTGCCAGAATCATAAACAGTAAGTCCGTCTAATATTTGTCTTCCAGTTGTTCCGTCTGCAAAGTCTTCTCCGCCGTTTAATTCTATTCTTGAACCACCCGTAGATGAGCCAGTTCTAAGCCACGAAGTAAACTTTCCATTTCCAGCAACAAGGTTCTCAATAGATATAACGCCATTTGCTAAATCAATAAGATTTGCTTTATTTGGAGAAACTGGAGTTGCGCTAATTCTTGTATACGTTGGAACACCTGCAACCTTATAAGGAACATTATCTTTATTATATGCTATATAATAGAAATAAACATTAGCAGCATATACCTGTTCAGATGTTGTTAATCCCAGGGCCTGCTTTAGATTATCTATTCCAACATTTTGCCTATTTAAAGATTGCGTTACTGTTAAGTTTGATACCAATGCTGAGCTTGGAAATGCTGTAGTTGTACTGGCACCTAGTGCAGCATTTGTTGTTGCATAAACTTCAATTGTTTTGAATCCAGAAAAAGGATCATTTGCTTGATATGCACCACCCCAGTTTACGGAAATTCCAAATGCTGTACTTGAAACTGTTAATCCGATTGGAAGAGTTGGAGGCTCAATAACCTCTGCTGCATTTGATGTATCCGATGACCACTCATCACTAAAGTCTGATGTTGTTCCACGATTACTTACCGCTCTTAACTTTACATAGTAGGTTCCAGACTGTGCAATAATTGTTTGCTTACCAGCTTTTTTAAAGCTTCCAGCAATAACATAATCGCTACCAAAATCTCCACCCTTTATGTATATGTCTACTCTATCAAAATTTTCTGGATATGCACTTCCCAAGTAATCAAGACCAGACCAATTTACAATAAGTGCATTAAAAGATGTGGTCAAGTCCGATCTTAAAAATCTTGGCTTATTTAATGGCTGCTCGCCAGGGGTTACAAACTTATATGGATCTGAATAATCACTAGTGCCTAAAGTTTTATCTGAATACACCCAAGCAACTTGAATGCCATACTCTGTGCTAAGATCTAAATCTGAAATTACTACATCTGTATAGTTTCCATCTTTTTTTTGGGTGATCCCTAAATCTTTATATTGATCAGACATGTGTTAAATTCCAAACGATAAGTCTAGTTTAAACTCTATAGATGCTTCTCTTCCAACTACTTTAATCATTTCTGATGTTAGTATAGATCTAGCAATTAAACCATATGCTGGATCAAATGTGTCCTCGTCATTTATTCTGAGACCGTCCATGGATACAGATGTTTGAGCAGATGTTGGCGTAATTGTTATACCCAACTTATTAATACTTTCAGGATTAAATGTTCCTGTTGTAACACCATTAGACATTAACAAAGATTTTATGTTATCTCCAACTATGTGTCCAGCAAAAGTAAATTGAATGTAGTCTGAATCAGAGCTATATAGTCTAACTTTTACAGAAGAAAGGTTAGCATCATTTGCTCTATAAGAAAGACACATTGTGTCTAATGGGTTATATCCAGATATATCTAGACCTGTCAATGGGTATGTGTACTCCCGAGGAGATGTTGAATTTGAAGTAAATATCAAAGAGCTATCTAAGATTCTACTGTTAACTTGATCTAATGCTGGTTCTGGAGTCCATTCATATGGTAATTCAAAATTTGAAATAAATTGGCTGGAATAAAGATTTTTAACATATGATTGTCCAGAGTATATTCCAATTTCATTAATCTTGCCAGATATATCTGTAGGAAGAGTAGCAGAAAAAATTACTGTATATCTTACTGGTGATACGCTAGCGTCTATATCTATTCCGCCCTGCCTAATTGGAACTCTGTAAAATTCAAAGCCTAGTCTTGAGTTTGTATCAGATAGCGGATATTCTAAAGCTGATCCAGTTGCAATTCCCAATGCCATCTCTTTTGAATCCAATGAAGAAGTTCCTGCAATATAACTAGTTAAAAATCTTTTTCCAAATTTTGTTATCATGCTCTTCCTCCTTGTGCATCTGGCTTAGTTAATGCAAACGAGAATCCGTCGATAGATTCACTGCTTGAATTATAAATTCTCAAAACTACTTTTACCTTTTCTATTCCCTTGTCCTTGTATTTTATAAAATCTTTTACTACAATGTCAGAAAGTTGTGGTCTGCTCGGTGACGTTGAGCCACCATCATTGCCTCCGCCAGAAGACGACTCTTCCCTCTCTCTGGTTTCTCCAGGCTTGCCTTTCCATACATCGGCCAGGCGTGGATCATCGTCATATATTACTGATATTTTTCCTGATTGAATTCCCATTTATTTATTATACCATTACGTTATTAGATTGCTCTACACGAAATTGAGGTCGTTAACCCTTCCCTATATTCTAGCGTACATCTATTTACTATATATTTATTGCTTGATTCCGTCATTCCTAAGATGGGATAGCTAATCTTAACTATATCACCAGCTGATATCAAAGGGTTTCCAAACACATTCATTTCAACAAACTTGCCCTTATTCAATACGCTTGCCTTTATCCATTCCGCAAGTTTCTTGGCATCTGCTTCTGATTGAATCCAGGTTGATTGAAATATTACTGGCTCTTGATTTGAAGAGTCTTTTGACGGATCCGTATCGTAATCTATAAATCCAGATCGTTGGATTGAATTTCCCAAAACGTAGAAGCTTGTGTTATTGTTATCATCTAGTGGCACTGTGACTGAGCTAGTGTTTAGCACATAGCTTTCTGCACCAAATGGCTGAATTTTTTGATCTAGAACGGTTACGTATTTGTTTAAAGATGTTTTAAACCCTATAGGCTTTGCTGGCCTATCATCATATGAAATTTTTGTTTTTTTAATTTCTCTAGCAGTTGTTCCAAATTCAAAAAGACTACCGCTGTCGCTAGGCTTAGTATTTCCATCATTATACTTAATATCTCCAAAAAGCATTGAAACTGTATCATCTGAGTATACGCCATTATGCTCATAAGTTAAACGACTACTATTTTTCTTATATAGCTCTTCGGTAATATCATCTGCATAAACATATTCAAAATATACCGTTCCTTGTCCACAGTGCAAGCCAACATTATTAGTAATTCCTCTTGGTGGAAGGTAGGTATTATATGAATCTGATCCATTATCATCTGCTTCTATTTTAAATCCATTAATAAAAACTGTTATCCTATTTCTAGAAAACCCAGGAGATGTCTGTTCTCTTTTTAAAAAGACATCAACTCCGTACTCTACTCCAGCATCTACCCCAGCTTTTGTTTTTGTAGAAGATTGTTGGCTATCTTTTAAGACTGTAAGTGTTCCATTGTTTACCTTAACAATCATTATATCTTTTTGTGTTCCTGCAAAAGCTGTTGTTCTTACCAATATGTAATAGCCATTTTTTCCATTTGCGTCTAGGCAAAACCCTATACCTCCAACTTGTGCTGCCGTATTAAGCTGGCTTTCAAAGAAAAATCTAGTACCGAATGCAAAATAATTTGCAGATGTATTAATTGATTTAAATTCCTTAATGGCCATATCAAAAGTTTTTTTGTCTTTATCAAGATTAGAAACTGTTAAAAATCCTTTTTTAACTTTACTTCCAGATTGTCCTTCAGGAATATAATAACTTCCTGGAGAGGCCTTTCCTGCTGGAAGGTCTGGAGTGGCTAAAACAATTCCTTTAATAAGATCAAACTTATCAGTAGATGGTGTTTGCCCAGGCTCATTTATATATGATGCTGGTGAAGGCTCATGCTTACCTGGGGAAGTACCAAAGGCTCCTCTTGTTTTAATATTATATTTATTAAGTGCTTGAAAATTTTCATACCCAGGCTTAGCTAATGATGAATACTTCCATATATCAGATTGGCTTTTTATTAAAACTTCTACAAATGCTGTTTTGCCCAATGGCATGTATTGGTAGTATACGCCATCATACTCGATAATTTCTCCATTAATTAAAACATATCCAGAAAATTGATCCATAATTTTATCAACTCTTGCACCTATTACTACATTTGGATTTAGTTCAAAGTCTGTGCTATTGAGTTCTATCTTACTTGATAGTGCTCCAGCGCCTAAAAATGACGTATCCGATTTCCAGAGGGGTGAAGACGATTCATTATTTGTAGATGTAAATGCTGTTGCATATCTTACTCTAACTTGATTTGCAGAAAAAAGCTCTTTTGTTGTTAAGGACTGTATGTTTGGTGCGTATGATAAATTTCCAGCAACATCTATATTGTTGCTAGTAAATGTCCAAACTGGTTCTTGAGTTTTATCATACATAAAATCTCTACTGTAAAAGTTTAAAACATTGGACTCGCTGACAAAAGCATTCATCTGAATATCTCTACAGAGCTCTTGCAATATATCCCATACTGTTTTATCTCCATCTGACCACCAATATTGTAATGTTGGTATTGAATCATCATCAGCCTCAACAACTTGTGAAGAATTAGTTTTTGTTTTTACATTAATTTTATATGTGGAAAACCCAACTGAGTCTAAAACTCTTTTAATGATTGAAGTTACTGGAGAATCTTCAACCAACATTTGAGGACACATTGTATCTTGCAATATTTTTGCTGCATCTGTAGCATCTATTGTAGCCTCTCCAAATTCAGTCAGGTTCCAGGATGTTATATAGAAAAATCCTTGAAAAATTTTTTGAGTTGAAGAGCCTGTTCCTATATTTACATATGGCCTAATAATAGCATTTTTAAATAAGTAAATCTTAGTATCATCAATTTCAGTAGAAAACCTATCGTATTCAACAATTGATTTAGATCTGGGTTCTGTTGCTGTGTGTGGTTTCATTATAGATAAACTTAAGTAGTTTGCTGTTATTACTCCTACTGGAACAACAGATGAGTCATCTGCCGTAGTTTCTTTATTAATTAAAAATGAAATAATGTCTGAGTCAAGATTGCGTACCCATCTAGGTGTAAGCTCAATAACACCTATAAGCTTACCAGTATTTGAAGTTTCTGCAGACAACAATATCTTTTTTATTTTTTGAGTGCCAGTATAAGTTGTTGGCTCTGTAGCTGATGTATACCATGTTGATCCATTGTAATATATTACTGCTTCTCCATTTACAAGGGAGGTACCAGAAATAGATGTTGTTGTATTATCTTCTTTAACTACAGTTATAGTCCATTTTTTTGGAATATCATGACTAGTCTCAAACCTTGCAACAATTTTATTTGTAGGTATTAGTTTAGGTGTAGTTTTTGCTTCATTAGAAAAATATTCTAAAGATATACTTATGTCTTTATTTTTAGGGGCAAGCCAGTATTTATAAACCATATCTGGACCAGGATAATAAAGCCTAGGTAGATTACCCACATTTAGATTTCTAAGTCTCTCAAAGGAATTTGCTGGGGTGTCTGTTTCTCCATCTGTGTGAACTAGATATTTGATTCCTGGAGACAATGGTCTAAATGGTTTATATATTGTATCTATTGGAAATAGTTTTTGAAAAGCTACTTCGTATTTGTTTTCCATTGCATCTGATGTTGCAGTTATATACTCTACCATTGTATTTAAATTATATTCAATTGTAGCACCCGCTGATGTTGAAACTACATATCCTTTTTTAAGCAAATCAAGTGTAGTGGTATTTGCAGATATCATACCTGCTCCAGAGCTATAGTTACGTTCCAATAAGTTTGTTGTCCTCTTTTTACAACTGTAAAATCAGCAGATGTAAACATTACCAGGTAAGTATAATCATCAGATAAAGGCATTGTTGGATCAGTTATCAACAATGGATTAAAAACTGTTGGGTTTATTTTTATTCTAAATGGTACTCGTCCTGCATCACTTTCATAAAAATTCTTTATATCTTCTGCCCCCCAGGCACCATCAACTGTTTCATTTCTAAATGATGGAATCATGTCCCAAGAAACACTAATGTTTAGTTTATCAGCAATAAAATATTTTCTTAAAGTTCCGTCTGCCATTCTAGTAGACTGCTCAATTCTATTATTGTCTAATGTCAAAGGGCCTCTATTGTGCTCAGTAACTCTTCTAAAAACATTTGTTAGTGCTGCAAATGAATAATCAAGTCCGTTTCTAGTCGCCACTGCTGAAGTATAAGTATTTCCTGGAGCAATATAGGTTGAGCCTTTGTAGCTAAAGGAATTATTGACTGGATTAATTGCATATGGATCTGCTGCTTCTATGTATAAAATTGATCCTTTGGGTAGGGTTTGAAAACTCATTATGGGCCAACCCTTCTATTTACTCCAGCTGCCATTTCTTTTAACTTCATCTCTCTGTGTATTTGAGTTGCAACATCTTGTGCTGTTACATTTGTTCCATTTAATTCTACACTAATATTATATACTGATCCTGATGCTATTGCAGATGTTGTAGCATTTGGATTAAATGGGTTCATATTGGCTGGGATAACAGCTTCATTCTTATGAATTAATGCTAACATATCTGCTGGAACCATATTGATTCCCGCCTCAAATCTAGGCAAGTTCATCATACTTCCAGGTTTATCATTTTGCCCAGGAGCTGTCAGCATTTTGCCAATAGCCTCCATTATTTTACTCATATCAATATCTGTTTTGTCGCCCAAAGTGTTTATTGAAGAAGGAATCAATCCTAAAGGTGGCATCTTAGAAAGAATTGATGTTAATATGTTTGGCTTTTTTACAGCACCTGCTTTTGGAATTATATCTTCCCAGCCTAAATTGCGAGCTAGATCCGCTAGAGCTTCAAAATTATCAGACCCTCCTATGATATTGTGGCTTTTGAGAAACTCTCCAATTCCCAAATAGATTTCAGATTGAGGACCAGCAGCTTTTGGCTCAAATATTTTCATCATAGCTGCACTAGTTTCCATCCATGAGCTAGTAACCTGGCTAGCTCGCCCATGCATTCCCATATATAGAGTACTATATAAGTTATCGAGTAACAGTGAAGCAGATTCTATAGGGTTAGATGAAGATCCACTTATATTATAAGCTTTGCCTTTATCCCAACGGCTCATTAGGCTCTCACGACCAGGTACTTTATCTCTTAAAGTTTTTATTGCTCTATGTGAAAATAAATCAGCATATGTCTCTGAAACTCCGCCCCTGCTTACATTTTCCAATCCATATGCTGCAAGTAGCCTTCCCAAGTCCTCAATCTTACCAATTAGACTTTGGTCTCTATGACCAAGTTCATGTAATAAAGTTGTTGGTTTTGCATGGCGGTGTGTACTCATGCCTCCAAGACCATCGCTTCTTAGCTTAAGATCTGGCATGTGCAATCCTAGGCCTAAATGTTGATAAAAAGCTGGGTTATCAGCATTTGGAGTAAGGTATGCTTGGCTTCTTTCTAATAAAGCCTTAAGCCCCTTAGAAGACCCATCTGCGAGTTGCTTGGAAAGCATGTGAGCTTTTGATAACTGCTTTGGAGTGTCTATGGTTATTCCAGTGCCTTTTTCTATTGCTGTTGTTATCCATGGAGAATCTGGGACTCCTCCAATTCCTCTTGTAAAAGTTTCTGTTGCAGAACGTAGCTGTCTAATTATTTCGCCATATTTTTCTTTGGCAAGTGTCGGAGCCAAGGCGCCACCGTCCATTAGCTTATTCAATAACTTTGGAAACAATACAGTATTATCAAAAATCTCTAAGGGCAAATTGCCTTTTTGAGCTGCCTTAATAGAAGAATACTTAAATGGATTAAATGATTTTAATAAAGGAAGAGTGTTTTGTGCTCTTTCTACTGTTTCCATAATAGATGCTTTTGCAATAGTTCCTGCACCCTTTAATCCTTTTCCGCCTTTAACAAGTGATGATCCTGGAACAAAATTTAACGCTGTCCAAGCGTAGTCCCCCTTGGTTCCACTACCTGCTATTATTTCTTCAATTGGCTTTCCAACGCTATCGTAAACAAAATTTTCTACTGATTTAAATCCAGGGACTTTTTGGAATTGAGAAATTATTGGAATATTTCTAAAAATACCTTTAAGTATTCCTTCGGTGTACTTTCTTGTACCAGGAGCTTTATCTACAGCTTCTGTATTTTTTCCAAATTGATTGAAGTAACTACTTACTTTATTTTTTAGTCCTCCAAATAAGCCTCCATTTTTATAACCTGGAACTAGGCCACCATCTGCATATCCAAGAGCTGCTGTATAAAGAGAGTGTGGGTCTTTGCCAATATTTTGTATTGCTGGCGTTCCACCACTGTTTATTAATAGACCGCCAAGCGTGGTCTCACCTTTATACTTAGGCCTTCCAAAACCGACTATAGATGCGCCTGGATGATTGTATAACCTTTCTCTTCTGAATACTCCATCTCTAATTCTGTTTACTCTGTCTTCATCATAATACTCTTTAGCTTCGTATCCCTTTGGAAAGACTAGAGGTGGAGCTACCTCTGAAGTATTTCCTTCAATAGTTTGAAGCTTTGTGTCTGATAAAATTCTTCTAACTAGACCTATGTGCTGAATTCTATCTTTGCCTGGCTTGTTGTTATCATAATCATAGTTAAAGAATGCCATATCTCCGACCTGTGGGCCTTCTGTATGATAATCACCTTTTGCTTTAAACTTCTGAGCACCTGCTGGGGTGTAAACCATATTGTCTAGCGGAACTCCAGCAGCACTTGCTACCCAGTTCATAAAGGCACCGCACCAAGAAATAAACCGAGAGTTTATTGCACTATCTCTGTCGTTTTGCCATTTGCCAAAGAATGTGTCGTTATCCTCTTTGCCCTCTTTATATCCCACCATCGACTCTGCTGCGGTAATCATTGTAGACAGCTTACCGTCTGGCTTTATTCTATTCATAGACGGATCTGGTTTTTTATGAATTACTGGTCCTCCACTAGCAAACATGAGTCCGCCTTTTGCAAAACCAGGAACTGTAGCCGTTGATGTATCACTTGGTTGCATTGGAACCGTATTTGGTTGTAAGTTTGGATCAATAGGTGACAATTTAATTGGTTGAGGTTTTTTAAATGTTGGACTTACTGAACCAAATAGGTCTAGGCTACGAATATTATAACCTGTCTCCTTAACTTCATCTCCGTCGCCATACCATCCAATTACATCAATTATATCTTTACCAACTCTAGAAACTATAGATGCATGATCTGGAATACCGTCTCTGATTAACCTAGTTTCATTTCGGCTCTCTCGTTGTTGATAATCAAACCAAGCTAAGTCTCCAACTTTAATATTTTTATAATTGTTCTTTTTAGTTAAATCATTAAAAACACCTTTTTTCTTATACTGTTGGGTTGCCTGCCATGCACTATGCATTTTATCTGATATTTCAACTCCAGCTTTTTCAGCTACCCAGGCAACAAATTGTCCACACCACCATGTAACGTCATTGCCTATACCAAATTTTTTATTTCCCCAGATATTAAACTTATTAGTGTCAGACATTCCACTGTCAAAGAAGCGATCATCGCCAGGGACTGCACCTGCTTGTTGAGAACCAAACCCTCCGTCAGGAGTCATTCTGTCATGGAGTCTGTAGTTGTGACCTGATCCAATCTGGCTTCTTGCAATATCTAAAAATCTTCGAAGAGATCCCATTGGTGATTTGATATCACTTATACCATAATCTTTTGTTGGTGGACTATAGAACTCATCCATACCCTTTTTCCAAAGAGTTCCCGTAGGCATGACTGGAACATATCTATTATCACCTAATGAAATTCGTGACGGTGCCAATGTACCATCAGGTAAATGTGCATGATTAACTGGGCCGCCCTTATGGAACTTCTGTGTATTAATTGCATCAAGTGTTCTAACACCATATTTTGCAACAGATGATGCTTTAACTACATATTCTCCATGCGAAAGCATTGCTGGAATAGAATCAGATGTTCCAGTTCCTGGACCAGTTATGTGTCCTCCCGCTGCTTTGTTAACTGTCCAAACAAGAACTGGTGGGGATGCATTCCTATCAATAGACTCAATTCTTATCGATCCAGATTTTTTAACTCCAGCAGATCCCATTGATAAAGCCATAATAGAACCATTTGGGCCAACTTCAAGAATTGTGCCTGGTTGTAGATTTCTTCCACCACCCTTAAATGAGGCTGGCGAAGCAGAATAGAATCCTTCTTGCAAGTACTCTTTGTCTCCAGTTATCTGATTTGTTATGGTCTCCGCAACACCCTTTTGGCCCTTCTTGCCTAGAGTATTTCGGTTAGCTGTAACTCCAGTTGAAAATGCACTTATTCCTTCAGATTTATCCTTAAATCCTAAAGCCTTTAAAAGAGCTATTCTCAGTCTATCTAAAGTTGTTCCTCCAGTTATATCTTCTGCAATGTTTGCTACCGCTGCTACGTCCCTATTAAACTGATTTAAAATATTTGGGCTTATTGTTGTGGTAGTATCATATATAGGCTTGCCGTTTTTATCAAATCCAGTAGGAGACCCAGTTGGTTTTGTAGTTACTGTAGTAGCTACTGCCTTTCCGTCTTTATCAAAATACTTTGAAAAGCCATCACGTACTACTTTTGCAAGAGCGGTATTGCCAGTACCTGCTACTTGAATTTCTTTAATTAATGCAACTAGAGAGTCTTTAATTTTATTCTCTTCTGCTACTCTTTCTTCATCTGGAAGAAACTGAGATTGAACAGCACGTTGAGTCAAATCATTGTATTGTTGCTGGAAAGTAGTAAGCTTTGAAGCTATTTCCTGGGCGATTGCTGCCCTGTCCTGAGCGTTTTGTAGCGCAACTGCTTTTTTATCAGATGCTTCTTGTATCCTCTCAGACTTTTTCTCTAAAGGCGCTTTTGCTGCATTTGCAGCATCTTCTATTGCTTTTTGAGCAAGCTCCGATTGTCTATTTAAAGTAAGTTGATCTATGTCTAGTTTAGCTTGGTTTGCTCTAGCCATATCTCCACGAGAAACAGCGTCAGCATATTCAATCTGTAGCTTTTGTAATTCCAAAGCATAGTTTGATGCTTCTTGAGTTGCTCTTAATGCTTCTAATTTTTTATTCTTTTCATCATCAATAAGCTTAATCTTTTTAGCAATTAATTTTAATTCATCCTGTGCGCTTCTCTGTGCAGCAGCAGCAGATCTTTGTGTAGCAGCTGAAACAGATCCTATAGTTTTTTTCAACTTCTCTAGGGCTGAGCCCACTGTTCCAAATGTGGTTGCGGAATCTCCTGCTTTGGTCAACTGGGCAATTCCAGATCCAATCGCTTCTGTAAATCCAGCTAACCTTATTGCTAAGCCAGAATCAATTTTACTTAAATCAATACCAATCTGATCTGTGAACAAAGCATACTTTGCCAATATTCCCTTTAAGCTGTCTGCTTCATTTGAAATACCAGCTAATATTGGTTGGGTTTTTGCAAGGTTCTCGTATACCTCTGAGCCAATTGCGTCATTAAATCCTGGATACATTTTTTCTGAGCTAGACATAACCATTTCATATGCTCTATACTCATCTATAACATTGCCCATCTCGTCTTTTGTTCCGACCAAACCTGCTCTTGCTGCCTCGAATGTACCGATTAGTCCTTCAAATCCAGCAGCAATCTCTTTGCCCCAATCAACCATGCCAGAGCCCCTATTGATTGTATTTATTAAGTTTCCAACAGCATATTCTGCAGCAGTTGATTTATCTGTAATCTTTCCAAATGCGCTATTTCCAAGGAGATCAAATGCCTCCATAGACTTTTTGCTATTAAGTAATGCTCCATATATCTTTCTGTTGGCTTCTTCAACACTCATTCCGCCTGCAATAAATTGAGCTTTTGTGCTTGTTAAAAGTCTCTTGCTCTCTTCTGGGCTTGCTGATCTATTGATAGATTCAATCAAGTCTTTCAGGCCTTTACCCTCTTCTTTAGCTTTCTTAATATCTTCTACGGATTGAGGTAGACCAGGCATTCCTATTCCATTATTCTTGGCAGCCTGCCCTGCAGCTCTAACGGCTTCTGCTTTATCTAGATAACCTTGCATTTGCTCTTTTAGATTAAAGTATTTTACTCCAGCTTCTTCTGCTGCTCTAGATGTTAATGAAAGCCCCATGGTAGCATCTTGAGACTCATCTTTAAAGTGCTTGTAAAGTTTAAAAGCTGCGGTAGCTATAGTTATTAATATTCCTATAGGACCAAATCCTTTTACAAATCTCATAACACCTGCGAAAATTTTTGTTAAAGTTAAAGCACCCATCTGTATAGTCTTTAAACCTTTACCTAAACCAATAGCTCCAGCCTTGGCTGCAGTAAGAAATTTTGTAAGAGGAAGGAATGGAAGAATGCTGCTTGCAGCCATAACTCCCATACCAGCAGACATTCCAGACATTTCTCTTCCAAGTATGTTTACCTTCTCTTTACCCATCAGGGTCATTCCAGCCATTGAGCCAGCCATGCCGATACCCATGCCCATGCCCATTCCCATGCCTTGCCTTTGAGGAACTTGAACTCCAGCAGCTCTAGCTTGTGCTGCCGACATTGAAACGGCTTGTCCGCCAGTTGATGCGTTGTTTACAAGGTACTCTGTTTTTCTAAATCCTAAGCTTCCAACTTTTCTAGATTGTACGCCATCTCCACGATCCTTATACCTTCCAATATATCCTGGCCCCATGAATCCTTGTGGTGGAACCATTCCAGCAGGATAATGTCTTGCAGCATACGCATTTTGTTCTTGTATAACTGAATTCCTAAATGCTGATGCTCTTGCCGCAATGGCACTTGCACCCGATTGTAAAGCAGTACCTAATGATTTTGAAGCTGCTACCATTCCAGTAGCAAATTTTTGTGAAGCTGCTATCATTGACATAGCAGACTCTTTATATGCTTGATAATGATGAGTTCCAGATGTCTTAAGACCATATCTTAGAGTTGTAACACCTCTTGAAATCGACATAGATAAATCTTTAAAAGCTTGTGATATTGCTGCTGTATTTCCAATTCCTGGAATATTCATTGGCATTGTTGGCATGTTCATATAAGGGAATTGTGCAAGTCTCATTGTGCTAACTGTTCTGGCCATAGATGCAGTAGGGACTCCAGTATAAGCATTACCACGAACTCCAGTGCCGCCAACATAAGGAACACGTGCCACTTGCATCTGAGGATTGTCAGTTGCTGTATATGAAGATCCACTACGTTGATTGTAAGACGCGGCTCGCTCTGCCCTAGCTCTTTCCTGTGCTGCTCTTGCAGCTGGGTTCCCCTTTTTACCGTAAGCGTATCTGCCTGATCTAACTGGACCGCCAACAGGTCCACCAGAATTAAGATATTTTGGATTAGCATGCATAGAATGATACTTAGCCCAATTGACATCCATTCCCGCTTCAAACCTTTCAAGAAGTGCTAGGTAAGGTTTTCTTTCTTTTTTAGGAATAGCAAGAATGTATCTCTTTAGTTCTGGATAGGCAGCTTCCATTTTCTTTTTTATAGCAGCTCCATATTGTCTTGGAGTCATTTGTCCGATAATAGGAGCGGTGTCACGAGCAAAATCTTTTCTAGCTCCACCCTTAACTTGTAGCAAATTGATCATTGCCATCTCTTCCATAGAAGGCATTGTTTTTGCATAGTCATCGTTCATAGATGCTTTAGCTAATACTCCTGCATTACTAACATCGGCTAGTCGTCTTCCATGAACATTTGCTCTTGATAAATCTTTATTGCCAAAAATAAGAGATGCAATGAGCTGATCTAAAGCTTCATCCTGACTAAACTTTCCAGGAACAGAAGTATTTGGATTAATAAATCCTTCATCATAAGGTGATTCTGCCCCACGGAATTTTGATTTTCCAGTTGGGTCTAATGGGTTGCGAATTGTTTTTCTAGTCTGAACGGGAGTAATAAGACCTAGTATTCTTCCGATATCTGTTCCTCTAGTTTCTGCAACTAAACTTTTTTCATTTGGAACCGCTTTAAAGAACACTCTATTTTTTTGCTGATCGTCATAAACTCCACCAACTCCAGGTACAGGAAAGCTGCGTCCCGTGCTTTCCGATATTATATGGCTATATGATGCTTCTGGATAAGGAGAGCGTCCTGTAAAGGACATTGTACGTGCATGCTGTAAAACCTTTAACTGTTGAGTTGGCGTTAACAGCCTAAGCAATGTCGGTAGGTTACCATAGTTTAATCTACCTCTAGAGATAGACCCGCCTGGAATCATTCCCCCAAGGTTGTAGCCTGCTGGTACGAGTCTAGGTGGTCTTCCTGGTATCCACCTTTGTCTTGTTGCTGCAGCCTCTAAGAACATGCTCCAAGAATTTCTTTGTTTTCTATTGGCCCTTACAACAGTACCAGACTCTATTTGTGCCCTGGTTTTAAACTTACCGTCGTCCATAACTGCTGCATATAGATCGTCTACTGTTGCAAACTTATCCATACCTGTTCTCTTCAAAGCTAGTGCAAAATTTTCTCTTGCATCTGCTGCATTTAAATTTAAAACATCTCTTGATAGACCCAGAGTTTCAAGCCTGCTCATTATGTTATTTATTCCAGAAGGAAGAACTGCAGCTAGTCCCATATAGCCGCTGGTCATATAACCAAGAGAACCCCTGCGTCTAAAATGTGCTCTATCATGTAATCCCTGAATAATAGGCATACCTTTTTTATTTTTAAATGTTGTTGGAGAAACTGCAGATATTAAATCATGCACTCCAGCAAATCTTTGGTCGCGGAGCATTGCATCTCTAACTTTATTTAAATTATAATTAAGAGCCTTACTGCTACTTATTTCAGCAGTTTTAGCATTTTTAACTTTTAGCGCTGGATGTTTTTTTTCTAAATCTTGTACTTGTTTAATTCTTAGTTTTACAAATTGTTCATCAGATCCACCAGATTGCATTTTAGCAGAATCAAAATTGGATGTTGCTGTCTGGATAGCTTTATCCATAGGCATTTTTGCAGTATAAGATAGTTCTGCTGCATCCAGCATAATCATTCTTACTCTCATATCATCTTCGTACCTTGGATTATTAATGAATCTTAAATATTCCTTGTACTGTTTTTTGAATAGTCTTTCATCCATTTTACTGCCTGGAGTGTTAGCTGTTTTCTTTCCGTATCCAGTAACACCATTCATGATCTGACCGCCAAAATTATATCCACTATTTGCTGCATCTACTGCTGCGTATAGCTCAGGCATTCTCTGAATCTGTGGACCAAAGACAACTTCCCGTGGTGTAAGAGCTGCTGTGATGCTTCCGCCATCGTTTAAGTAAGTAGATGGAGCCATAGCAACTAGCGCAGCATTTGCTGGATCCATAGAAGCTTGTTGGTTTAAAACATATCCTCCAAGAGGAACGTTTCCTAGTCTGTCATCATAGTTAACTGAAGAAGGGCCCGAAACCACAGTCTTGTTTGGTCCGAACGATTCTATGTCTCCACCAGTATTGAATCTAGGAGGCCTTGTTGTTTGAATGCTGTAAGGGGCGCCAAATGTTCTTATTCCTCGAAGCCTTCCGAACTCGTTCATTACGGCAGCATTTGCTTTTTTCTTATAAAGATCTCTTAGTGTAAATTGTCCATTTGCATCAACAACTGGTTGATCCATCATTGGAGCTCTTGTTAAATCTATTGTTCTTCCTCGGCCTGCTGCGTATGCAGTTACTGCAGCTCCCATGTCTGCCTCTATTTGTGCATTCAATGCAATTATTCTTGCTTTTGCTTGTTCGACTGTTATTTCTGCATTTCTCATTTGCTGAACTATTGCAGCTGATTGAGTTGCTGCACTATCTGCAAACCTTTGAGTTATAGGAAGTATATCGTCAAATGTGTCTAGTAGCTCTCTGCTTACCGTTCCGCCCATTGCAATTGTTTTCTTTAAAGCTGCAATTTCTTGTTGGCTTTGCATTCCAAGTGTCGCCATTAATGCGTGGTGCTTTGCTGCTTCACCTGGAACAATTCCTGTAGATATTCCTTTTATACTTGTTAGCCCTTCAACATTTGGAAGTCTATCATGCATATAAATTTGAGGAGTTCTTGATATTCCTCTATTTACTGGGACTGCTCCTGGAACTCCTCCAAATAGTGTTGCAGGATTGTTTGGGTCTCTTGGGTTAATATGAGACATAGCTCTAGTATTAGGGTCTCCAACATATGGATCGCTAGGATCAACTACTCTTCTTCCAGCAATCATTATAGGTGCACCGCCAACTGTGCTTACTCCTGGATTTACTGGTATAGCATTTTTAGCTGATACTGCTTGAAGGCTCTGATAATCCAAAACAAGTTTTTGTAATGCGTTGTGAAGAACTTGGGCAGCTGCTGCATCTGAATAAAATGCAGTTTCAACCATTTCAGCTGCTTTTTGAGCAGCAATAATTTCTGGGGTAAGCATCTTCCAGCCATTGGCTTTCATAAAGAATGCTCTTAGCTGAACGATACCCTTAGTTATATATCCAAAGAAGTTTGCAAGAACACCAGTTAACATAATAAGTGGTCCAACTAATGCAGTAAATCCTGCTAAGAAAGTAAGAGCTTTTTTAATTGGGGCTGGCAAACCAGTAAAGAAATCTAATATCTTAGTTGCTGCAGTTATAAGCTTAGTAGCTACACCTAAAAACTCTTCGCCGACATCTGCAAGCTCTGCTTTAAGACCTTCAATTGCTCTTTTATATTTACCCGATGCAGACTCGGTAATCATTTTTAATTCTCGAGTAGCAATATCTGCTAGCTCTCCAGTAGTTGCCTTCATTAAGTTCAAAACTTGAAGAGTCTGGCTTCCTTCTTTACCTAAGTTATTAAGCAATGCGCTCATTCTTGCAAACTGGAACTTTCCAAACATTTGCTCCATTGCTCGTGCTTTACTTAATGGGTCCAACGAATCCAAAGCTTTTTGTAAATCCATGAGGAGTCCAGTAGTGTCTCCAGTATTTTTTGCAACCATCCCCATTACATCTATGCCAAAATCTGACATCATGCCAACAGTTTGCTTTGTTGGGTTAATGAGAGATGCTAAACCAGACTTAAGTGCATTAGCACCTTCTGATGCGTTAATACCACCCTCACGCATTGCAGTTAGATAAAGAGCTAAGTCTTTAACATCTCCACCAAGTTGCTGAATTACTGGACCAGCCTTTGGAATTGCTTCTACCAAATCTCCTAGAGTTGTTGAAGTCTGGTTTTCGACTGCGTTCAAAAAGTTAATTGATTCTGTAAGTTCTTCAGTATTCTGTTTAAACGCTGTTTGAATAGATAGAGTTGCCTTCATTGCGTCTTGTCTATCAACTTCACCAAGTATGGATAGTCTTGTTGTTTCAGCAATAGAATCCAAAAGCTGATTGCCCATTTGGCCTGTAGCTGCAATATCAGCACCTAATGCAATAGTGTCTTTAAAAGATGCACCCATTGTTTTAGACAGAGTCTTTGCGGTCTCTACAACCTCTTCTCTAACTCTTTTTAACTCTGTTGCAGATGTTGCAGCTAATCCACCGTAAACTTTTGTAAGTCTTACTAGCTCTTGATCTGCCTCTCTAAAAGCTTTTCCTGCTGCCGATCCAAACATTGTAAGAGGAACTGTTAAACCAACAGTTAGCTGTCTACCAGCCCACTGAGTATTTTTACCCCAGTTAATTAAAGATCCTGCTCCTTCAGACAATGCACGATTCATGATCTGCATTTCCATACGGGCTAACTTTCCACTATTTGCTATAGCATCTAGGCCTCTAGGAATCATAACGTTGTACTGCATTAAACCTTGAGCATTTCTGCCTAGCGGTTGCAGCACTGAATTCTGAAGCATTACCTGCTCTTTGGCAAGCTCCCTTATCATACCCTTTTGAGTTGTAGCATGTTCTCTAAATGTTGAGAAGTAGTTCCTAAGCTTTAATCTACCAGCATCTAGATTTTTACCGAACTTATCTACATCAGAATTAAGGTTTACGAAGTGGCTAGAATACTGACCGCTTCCAGTTAATGTATCTCTAAATAAGTTATTTGCTAATTTTGTAGAAGAAGATATAGCTCTGTTTGATGCAAGCAGCTCTCTTTGTAATTGTTGTAGACTGGCACTAGCCCTGTGTACTTCAGACACAAGGCTAGACAAGTCGGCTTTGGCGACTATACTCGTTACAATTTGTTCGTCAGCCACTAATTACTCCTAGAGTATCCTAACCCTGCTCCAACTCCAAACCCAGCTTGCGCTGCCAAAGGCCCTTGTAATCCAACAACATCATCTGCTGATGCATTTATTCCAAGTGCTCTTCTTTGGATATCTTCAAAGGTAGAACCTTTTTTTTCTTCTTCTACATCATCATCTAATTGTATACCTTTTAGTGATGCTGCGAATCTTCTTTGGTTATGCTCTTTCTCGTTTATCGCTGTTATGGTTTGAACCAATTCTGGCATCGATAAATTTTCTTCTAGCTCTTCGTAATTCTTCCAGTGTCCTAGAAGAAATACTTGGCCTTCTAAAGCGGCTAAATCTAGTTCTGACCAGCCAGTACCGCTGCCGCTATCAGGTTTGGGTCGTCCATCTTAATTCCTCCGCAAACCTCAAGAATGCGGTTAATTGTTGGAACATCTAATGCTTCTTCAAGCTTGTCCATATCCTTAACAAGATCTGGTAGTTGAACTTCTAATGCTACTCCGCATGCTTCAACTAAAATTCCAAGTGTAGCAGTTTCATCTTCTGCATCTTGTACTTTCTTAATTACTTCCATGAACTTACGTAGTTGCTTGATTGATAATGGCTTGAGCTTTACTTTAGCTCCGCTTTGTAGTTCAATCTCTTCTACGTCATATACTGTTGTTGCCATTTTATCCTCCTCAAGGATCGTCTAAATTATTATAGCATAACCATTATACGGATACAACACCAAAGCCCTCAATTTCTTGAGGGCTTTGATATTAATTATTAATATAATTAAGCTACTAGAATGCGGTCAATAATCTTACCGTATTCTGAACCAACGTGGGCTGTATCGCCTGATGGTAGAAGACGGAATGTTACTGGGAATGTTGTTGCTGCTGTGCGAGCCAAAGAGAACTGTGACTGCTCAACAGAAAGAACGCGACGTGCATAATATACACGCTCAGTAGCTGAAGCTCCTGTAGTTGGAGCTTGTCCAACTGCAATTAGTTGACGCTCTGTTGGAGCTGCACCAAGTGCACCTGCTTCAATACCGAGTGTGTCTACCTGAGCCAAACCTGATCCTACGTTTTCTGCAAGAGTGCTTGACTTCTGTCCAAATACTGCTAGAATATTTTCTAGTGTACCTTCTGCCATTTCTGTTGAAATTTGAACCTGCATAGCAGATTTAAATAGCTTAGCTGTATCTAGCAACTGGTCAACAGTTACTGAATCGAATGTTGGCTGGTAGCTGATCTGAAGACCATTGTTTGTAAAACCTACGTTACGGTATGCTGCTGCATCCGCTCCGCCTGCTGTATTTACATCTAGTGTGTTAAGTGTTTTCCAATATTCTACACCTGAAGCAAACGCTGGAACCTTTGTAGATGGTCCTGTTGTTGCTGGTGATACTATTGCTGTTCCTGTCTTTACTGCTCCTGCTTCCATATCTGTTACGTATCCAGGTGTTGTGGAATCGTTTACAGACAAGAATAGAGGTGATGCACCGACAAGAATATTTTTTGCATTTCCGACATTTTGTGCCATTGTTATTTCTCCTTCATTTCATGAAATTAATATATATATTTGGCTGGCTAGGCCCTTTCCTCTGTTCTAATTTTACTCTACTAGTATAAAAAAGGCAAATTAAGCAAATCTGCCCTGACCATCAGTTATCCTAGAGTATTTTACCTCTAATATTACATCTGAGGAGTAGAATCCTTGTATTTCTTCTGAGGGTGATGTAGATGATATATCTGCTATATGTATGCTATGGAACTTAAATTTATCTGATATTCCAGAATCCTTTATAATATTTAAAGGAGATGCCCATCTATTTATATCTTTTGCAGACTCATCCATTCTTCTAAATTCGTCCGTTAAGAAGTTTCTTATCTCAACAATATCAAGTAGGTCTGGTGAATATAGGGTTAACAGTATTTGTTCGCAGCATACCATCCAGTTGTTCTCATAAGACATTCCTATCTTATCGTAAATTATATGCTTCTTCCCGCTTAAAAATTGATTCATTTCTGGTTGTTGCTGGACTGGCAATATCGGAATTAAAGATTCACCCAGATTGTCTGAATAGTAATCCTCTTCATCAAATATACCCAGTTCTATGAGCCTGGTCCATAAAAATTTTCTTAGTTGAAACATTACATCTAGTTTATAATTAGCCATGAGCCAACCTCGCAAATGCTGCTGATGTGGCAGCGTCCGCTTCATTTGCTAATTGATTTGCAGAGAAGCTATATTTTACTGTCCTAACTTGTGCTGGAACCCCTAGGGCTCTAGATAATGATGAATTAAAAAGTCTTTGAAATCCCGATTTTTTTATAGACATGTTTACTAGTTGCCCAGTAAAGAAATACTTGTAGGCAGAAAAGAAAGAATTTTTAACTCCAGCTCCGCCTGGTTTTCTAACAGTAACAGACTGGCCTTTTGGCATAAAAACCGTATATCCATTTACATCAAACACTAATCTCTCTGAGAATCTAGGTGCAATAATTACAGTCTTTCCATCTTCCATGACAGAAGCTTTTTTTACAAATACATGTTTATTGTTAGAATTTTCAGATGGTACAAATGACTTGGAATCAATTAGCTCATAATTAACCTTTAATGAAAGGCCATCTGCTGGCAACTTATTTAACTTAAATAGCCTAGCCTCATCCTGGCCAATTCTACCCCATTCATAAACATGGTGAAAAGACTTTGGAGATGTTCTCGCTTTTGCATCTACATAATCTCCAAAATCAACTTCAAGTTGATCGAAGATTACATTTCTAAATGCAGATTGGAATTGAGGATTAGATGCTAATCTTGCCATAACATTTGTTTTATAAAATAGGGCTGCAGATATTTGTGCGACAGTGCTGTCCCTTATTGAGCCGACAGCTGGCTTCTTAGACATTAAATTGACTAGACCGCTTGCTGCTCTAATTGCTAAAATTTCAGATGCCAATTTGCTGATTCTCCGCTCTTTGTAGTGATGAGTTATATCCAACTACATTTCCAAATGGTTCTGCTATTGGGGTTGTTCCTACAACATCAAACACTGTATCCGTATCGTTTGGATAATTAAGCTCATACCAAATTGGCTTGCCATTGACATCAACAATATTCTTAACCTTATCTCTAGCAGTTAGCCTTTCAGATGTTCTGACCTCTATGTATTGGTTATTTGAATATTTGTTTGAAAACTTTTGATTGTCATTTGATCTATTTCGGCTTTCGGTAATTACTCCTCTGGCATAGCAATCTATTGTTTTTATATAAGAAAACTCTCTAACCATTGCACCAGTATTTGGGTCTTGCCGTTCAGATTGACGATAGACATCCATTTTCATGGCCATTAAACCATCAATTAAATCAAACATTACACAAGCACCATCTGAGTTATAACGTAATCTGATAGAAGCTTATCTACGTAAGAAGATCCTGTGCCGCCAAAAGCTTCAGAAGAATATTCAAAATCCCAGTCTGTTGTAGATATCTTCTTAACATATCGCTCTCTCCATACACGGTCTTTTGCAAAATACATCTTCATTAGCTCAACTGCTGCGTCTCTGATTTCATTTGGAACGTAATCCCAACCAAATCTTGCATGAACTTTATATGACTTAGACCTTCTAAAAATATTTGGAGACGAGTCATTGATAGAAGGAGGAACCATTCCGTTTGCAATATATACGTCGTTATCCACTGATGATACCTGGTTTGCTCTTATTCCAAATCCGCTTACTGTATTCTCAACAGATATTCCAAGGTTATTTATGCTATTAAGATTATCTATGAGCAGCTCGTCATTTGCATAAAGACTGTGAAGAGTATTTATTTTACTAGGCAATGGTAGTGTATCTGAATCACTTCCTACTGTAAAGAAATACTGATCGTACAGATAAAATTTCTGTCCAGTGTGTCCTTCAATTATGTTTCTTGCGTATCTTTCCGCTAACTTTAATTCTTGATGTGTTTTATGACTTGGATCATTTGAATCTGATCCTAGACCCATCTCTTGCGCTGCTTCCTGCAAATCTACGTAGGGAGTAACTATATCGAGATAAGTTGTATTTGAATAAGATACTGAGTTATATTGCCAATCCCATACTAACTTAAACTTTCTGTTTCTTGTTGTATGCTGTATGGGTAGGTAGACGCTAAATGATCCTTGGTCTACTTCACTAGCCTCTGCTGTAACAGTAGCAATAATTGTTGAAGGACTAATTTGCGGAGAGACAACTGGGTCACCAGTTATATCATAAAATTTTACGATTACTGATGCGGTAGGCGTAACTGCTTCACCTTTTACGTAAAGTTTTGTTGTTGCTGCCGTACTTGTATTCTGGTATATCTCTGCCATGTGTTAGGCTTAGTTGTAATACTCCTGTACTTCTCTAGGTGTAGCCAATCTAAACCCTTCCTCCTTATCAAAAATTTCTTGAGCCACATCGGGCTTCATTGCTACAAATGGATGATCTCTAGTGAATGTAAATCCTAAAGCATCGTATCTAGCATTTGGGCGATCCATCTTTACAAGGATCATATCTTCATCAAGCTTTTGATTTGGATCTAGGCGAGGAAGAATTTCATCTGAATCTTCTTTTGCATTCTCTATATTTTTTAGTGTACCTTGGTAAACTGACCAAGTTACTCCTTCTTCTGTTAGGGCTGCAATAACATCTGCTTTATTTTTTAGTCCATCAACATCAACTGCGAAGTCCGCTGCTAGTGTCTTTAGATCTTTGACCTTAAGTGTGTCAAATGACATGTGTATACTCCTTTGGTATGTATATAAATTATAGCACTATAAAATTAAAATGAAAAGCCCCCAAAATTAATTGGGGGCTTTTCGGTAGTTATTTCTTATTTAATTAAGAAGCAACCTTAACGTCTTTTACGACTACCCATGCATCTGCCTGCTCAATTTGGGTACCCACGCGAGTATACATTGTATATTCGATTGAGTCCTTCTTTGGCCAGAAGAAGCGGTAAACAGTTACATCACGCTTGATACCAATAACAACGTTATTTGGGAATGTCAAGTGGACGTCTCCGTGCTCTCCTGTTGGAGTTGCATATGAACCAGTCTGAGTTTCCTTAAGTAGTGGAACCTCAACAATTGGAATACCAAATGCAAATGGTGCTACATACCCTGCTGGACCACCTAGACCACCCTGGTCACCACGGATTATGCTTGAAGCAATATCTTGTGGGTTAACGTTCTGGATGTTCTGTGATGTTGAGTACAAGTAGTCTTGAATTAGGTTTGAGCCTGCAAGGAAGCGTAGGTCTGGACGACGCTGCTTGTACTTACGTGGCATTGCCTTAAGAGCCTTGTTGAAGATGTCACGGGAAATTACTGCACCCGCTCCAGCTACTACGTGGCCGTTTGCCTTTGCAATCTTAACAACACCGTCGAATGACTTGTAAAGTGCATCTCCAGTTAGAGCTGTGTTACCGTTAAGGACTACGTCCTCAAGGTCGTTACCAGCCTGTGTTGCCATAAGTCTTGCAATGTGATCTTCTAGATCTGCACCTTCAATATTGTCTTCTAGAGACTCAGTTGAAAGCTCCCAATCTAGGCGAAGCTTCTTTGTTGTGAGAGAAATCTTTGAGAACTGTACAGCTGCATTTGAGCCAGTGTTCTCTGCTTCAGCTGCAAGCTTCATAAGCTTCTCACCGACGCCAATACGATCAATCTCTGTAGTGTCAGCTCTCATTCGAACTGTACGTGCTACTTTACCGATTACTGTTGCATCGAACATGTAATCAAGGAATCTTGCGGATTGCTCAGGATTGAGCAAGCCTCCCTTACCCTCGGAACCTACGTGAATTCCGTCGGTAGGGTTTGCTGCGCCAGTCATTCCACCTGTTAGTGTTGTGCCTGCTTCAGCTGCTTTTGCTAATAGTTCATTACTCATTAGTTTTTCACCATACCCTTATTTTGTTAATTCGCTAACGGAACCGAGGAAAGTGCCGTTCCATTTTGATTTTTTGATTGTTACTCCAGCTGACCCGCCAAGGTCAGAGGACTTCTTAATTGCAGTGTCTGATTCTACTGCGTCTACTCTTTTTTCAACTGTGTCCATGATGGACTTAATTGAATCAACTGCTGTTGAGAGTTCTGTGTGCTTTTCTGCTAATTCTGAAATTCTCAAATCGACATTCTTGCTAAAAGCTTCGACTGTCTCCTTGATTGTTGAAACCTGAGCAGCGTTTGCCTCAGAGGCCTTTTCCAAAGTCTCTGAGAAGAAACCCTTAAGGTCGCCTAGCATTTTAACAAAGTCAGGTGTTTCCTGAGCTGTTAGTTCTGCTGATTTTTCCAGAACTTCGGCAGAAGTTTCTTCAGCTACATTTTTAGCAGAATCTTGTTCTACTGGCGCAACTTCTTCAATAATTTCTGCAGGTGTTTCTACAACTGCTTCTTCTACTACTGGAGTTGCTTGGTTTATATTAAGCTTTTCCACTTCATTTCCTCCTTCTGCAATTGCCATATTTATATTTGTGTTGTCAGGCAATGTTTGCAATCTTGATCTACGTGAATCAAGAATCTTTTCTATTTCTTTTCCTTTGTTTACGTCGTTTGATTCTACCCATCCAATGAGTTCTGTTTTTTTACCAGTAACTGGAGATATGTATTCTGATTCTGTCGACATAAAAACAGAATCACTTTCTGCACAATAAAAAATATTTTCCATTTTAACATCTGCTGCGATGCCTTTAAAAATCATTTGTCCGTTTACTTTTTCAATAGATAAAATGTTACATAGTTCATTTGCTGGTGAATCAACGATTGATAGTTCAACTAGTGCATAGTCTTTAATAAATCTTACTGATGCTCCTGTTGATTTGTTTACTTCGTTATCTGATTCAATAATCTTTCCGCCGATAGAAAATCCTGTTAGTGTTCCGTCTAGAACCTTTTCCCAAGTATCCTGAGCGCCCTTAGAAATGTATGCATCAACGTAAACACCGTTGTAAAATTCTTTTGTTGCAGGGTCATAAAAAGTTTCTGGTCTAAATGATGCTACCTTGCCAACTGCAAGCGGCTGATGCATTTCTCTTAGATTACCTCTAAAGCTTTCGAACGCTTTCATGCTAGCTTCTTGAGTAACGACATCACCAGTCTGATCCAGGTTATCTAATGTTGCGAATCCTGAGACTGTTCTTTTTTCTCTATTGACCTTCGTAAATGGAACTGATAAATTAATAGCATTTCCATTAGAAGACCAATGTGACTTTTCTATGATCATATGTTATATATTATAGAGATTGTTGTATAAAAAGGCAAATAACCAGTTGAGTAGGACTAGTTGACTTGTCTTCCATCTCCCTTTGCATTTCTGCCCTCCCCAGATTTATCTGGGGAATTGGCAGATCTTTCTTGATCACGGGCTCTGCTTTGGGTTGCTTGGGCTTTAATTTCTGCGGCTTGGGCTGAAAGATCCACTGGGACGTCTCCGCCTTCTCTTGGAACCATACCCATTCTAACTCTAATTTCATTTGGAGTTATTACCTGGAATCTAAGATATCTTTCATCAATCTTTGACTGGGTATCAGCATCCGTTAAACTTAATTCATTAAATTTAAGCTCTAAGGCATCAGTCATTTCCTGGATTATTTTATTAATCTTTTTCTCAAGGTTTTCTTGCGCTGGTTTGCAAACTTGCTCTTTAAATGTTTTATCTGCATCTCTTGCGGCAGCTAAATTAATACCTGCTGGAGTTCCAATTTTATTAATTGGGACTCTATGAGCCATCAATATTTCATCTCGATTTGAATTTCTGTACTTTTCAAAAGAACCTTCTTGTGCCCCTGCTTCAATTGGCTCCATTTTAAATTCAGTTTTTGAATCTGATGAGTCTGGTGGGAGTGGAATATACAGGGATCTATGATTTTTTCCTTTAAGCCCAACCTGAAAAAATTCAAGCAATTTACGCTCTGACTCTGGGGAAAGCTTTGCTCCCTTTACTGTAATAATATATCTCGGTACCGCTTTATTTTCAAAGTAGTCCAGATTATACTTACCAGCAAATTCATTGCCTGCCATAGCATTTTGTGCAGCAATAATATCTGGGATTCCATAATAATTATTTTTTGGAGTGTACTTCTTTAAATGAATAATTTCATTAGGTCTATCCTCTTGGCCAGCAATTGGGTTTACGGTTTCTGTGTCTCCGAAGTTTCTAAAGAATACTGCCTTACCATATAGAAGCTGTATAAAACCGTCTCTGAGGCGCCTCACACGCATTGTCTTTGAAGGTATATGACCGATGTACCCTATCTTGCCAGTCGTTGTTCTACCGACCTCCAGATAGCCATTACCAGTAGCCTCTATGTCAGTGTAGAACTTTATAAGTGTTTCTTTAAATGTTTCATCTTCATTACAATCTTCTAGCCAGCGATGTAAGTCTTGCTTAATTCTATTTAGCTTCTTACGTGCTCTTTCTAGCTGTTTTTCATCTTCTATATCTTCAAGTGTGTCTGTAGTTTTTTTAGACTCAATAAAGTCAAATCCTAGACCTACAATGTTAGCAACCTTTGCATTTATTGCTGCATAGTTGTAAGGCGAAATCTCATAAATTGTTGAAAGATAATCTAAATTATATTCTGGTTGGATTAAGTCAAATGTTGCGTACCCGCTAACTGCCTGTTGATGTTGAAGTTGCTGACTTACAGAACCATCTTTTCCAGTAAAAGCTTTTTGCAAGTCTCTCGATACTTTTCTTCTAAATGAGGCTCCAAGTCCTGAAAGCTTTAATACTTCTTCTGCATCTATGTCAAACAGGTCGTCAGACTTTTGAGTCGTAGGGTTATTAAATCTTACCCAGTCTGCTGCATTTGAAATGTCAATATTTTCGCTAAAAATTTCGTCTTTAGATTCAATCATTTTTGAGGACCCCTAAGTTTAGCCATCTCTTCCTTGTGAACTCCTATGTCCAACGGATCTGGGGTGAGACCCCATCTTAATCTTTGCTTCTGGTATTCAAACTCTTCTTCATCAATTTGTCGGCTTCCTTCAATAAATTTAGGCTGGCCTTCTTCAATTCCATAATGAGCAACCGCTTTTGCTAACAAATCAATTCTTTCTTTATTGCCCAGCATTGATTGTATAGACAAGAAATTGTTGTCTTCGTCGCCAATCCATCTGCCGTCAGGCATCTCCCAGACATAGACTCCTAATCTAGTCTCGCCAGATTTCATTTGAGCGTTAATTCTTTTTATGTCCATAGTTAATTATTTTACCATTCTTATATCCATAAGTCCAGCTTTTTGTCACTCAATCTGACAAAACTATATAGTTTGGAATACAATCCTGTCTCTAGAGTAGGTTGATATAGGATTTTCTGTCATTCGAATCGACGAATCTTGGCCAAGCGCTGAAGGTTTACCGATATAGAGCTCATAATGCTCTAATGGGCTTATCGTGTCGGTTGAATACAAGGCTATGTTTTGATACAGGTTATCATCTAGAACCCCAGATCTTATTCCCAAAAGCTGCTTACCATTAATCCATAGCTCTCCAGACATTAAGGAAGATGCGATTATAAAAATATGATTGGGCTCGTCAATATATAGGTGGGGCAGTATGTTTGCTGAAGAAGATGCATCTTGGCCATTTATATAAATACTGCTAATATTAGATTTATTAATTGTACCATCTGCTGACCACGAAATTGATGTTTCTACAAGGCCAGTTTTATTAAAGACAAAATGCCCAGGAGATAACGTTTTTGGAGTAAATATCATTTCTAGGCTTTTTGCTGGCTGTGTAAGATTAACAAAAAAAGCTGATGATTTTGTTCTTAGACCATTGTGGTAATTCCTAGACCTTATTGGATAGCTATGACTTGAAAGGTCTATATCCCAACTTGATCCATTTGTTGGCTGTGATACTGATATCGTATTCCCGCCGTTAAGTGCATATATTTTTTTCTCAGTGTAAAAAGAAATGTTTAAGGAATATAGCTCTGGGATATAAAGATTTAGATTTGAAGATGAAAATGCTATTTTAAAATATAGAAATTTGTTTGAAGAAAAGCTAGAGCCTTGTATAAATCCTGGAATAGAGGACCCGTTTGTGCAAATACTCCATGGACCAGATTCAGATACATCTGAGACATAAACAGAAACTCCAGATGATGCAACCCAATCAATCCTTGAAGACACATATGGCTTTATAATACTTAAACCCAAACCCTTTATTATTTCTCCATAAGTACCTGAGCTTAAATATACACTGTTATTATTTTCACTGTAGGAAAGGCTATTGTTGTCATATATCAAAGACTCCCATCTTTCTCGGTCTGGATAAAAATATTGTGTTTCTGGACTGTATGCTTTTTCTGAAACCACAAATAATTGTCCTAAGTCTGGAATAACTATTTGCTCTTCATTATTTAAAAATAAATTATTATAGTGTGAATATATTGCTTCTTGAGGTAAGGCATATCTATATATTGCTGGGCTATCAATTAAAAAATACTCTCCAACTGATGTTGGTCCAGATAAAAAAGTAACACTTGGATTAGTGAATCTAATAGAAATATCCTTTGAAGCTACTAGAATTCCATCTACATAAAGGCTCATAGATCTTACAGAGTATACTCCAACGATATGCATAGCCCTGTTTAGATTTGGAACAGAATAATCAATACGCTCAGATTCTAATTTGAATACAATATTGCCATTGTCCCAATATAATCCAATTCCAGCAGAGTCTGCTAAAATTGGAGTTAGAGATACTAATGTTTTTGGATGCATCCAAACTTCAATTGAGAAATCATTATCATACGTATCTGGTGTTGCAAACCCTCCAGTTCCAATTGTTCCAGAAAAATCTTTTGAGATTGAGAACTGGATATAATTAGAATTATCAATTTTATTTGAGTGGTCTCCTCCTGATACAACTGGCATACCGAGGCGGGATATTTGACCTACATAAGATGCGTGATTTCCACATCCAGAATAATCATATGCCACAGATCCAGATGACTCATCTAGCTTCCATAAGCCGATAGGAGAATCTTTTATTACATCAAGGTAGTAGGACATATTTTAATTATATCAGAGGGTGTTGATTAAACCCAATGGCCTATTGCAATATATCTTGAATTTCCATTAGCTGGCTCTGCGGTTACCTGCATATCCGATGGGGCTATAATTATACTGCCTGCCTCTGGCTTAAAACTAGGTCTTCCAGGTATTGAAATTTCTCCACCAGAAAAAGAATCATTAATGTATAGTCTAGCAGTATACTTACCGTTTGCTCCGCAGTTATTTTTTACTTGGCCTTCATTATGCTTTCTTACGAAGTAGTCCGTGCTTAGATTGACATCTTCTTCTATGTTATTGAAAAGCTTATATTGACTAAAACAATGATGGAATGTAGCTTTTAGGTTATTAATTATAAAAAGACTACGGGTATCTACCGTTTCCGTTTCATTTGAGAAATCAGAAGATATTCTTTTTTCATAACCATATTCTGTATCGTGCCACTTACTAATTAAGCTGGTTGGATTCTTTTCGCTTTCTTCGAGGAAGTTTATATAGTTCCCAATCTCTTGAAGACAATATGTAAAATAAAATGTCTTTGGTGCAATTTCTTGAAAAACGTACATTGCCATAATTAACTCTTTCTAGTTTGGAATAAAAACGCCATCTACGAATTT